CTTCAAGTGGTCGACCAACATGTGCTAGCAATTTAGTTATGTGATTAGGTACCATTTATCGTGGTATCTTTACGGCATTCGCCCACCTAAATCCTAATTAACCTACTCGTCTAGCTAACTCCATTCTCGGAGCATTATAATTGCCATATCTCTAATGGACTTAAATTCTTCTTCTGTGAAATCATTATAGTTATGTATACGATCTAACGTTCTTTCTATCTCGTCTATTAAATAACAAGCTTCTTTTTCTACTCCGCTATCCATGTTAGTCCTTTATAGTTAAACCATTCAGTGATTCCGTGAGATTCTTTGTTCTCATTGTATATAAATGCGAACGATGGTGGTAATTCGCCGACTGCATAACCTTTATACTTTAGTCCTTCGCTAGTTTTAGCGGTAGTTTTTGATGTGAATTTAATTCTTTGCATATTTTATTATTTACGTCTCCATGCTTTGTGTACAGCAGCGGATAATGACTGAGATACGATTTGAATAGTATTACCTGTTTTGTGCTCGATGATAGGAATATAGCTATAAAGCTCTGTTGTGCTACACTCGACACAGTTACGGTAACCTAAGACTAATCTGCCTTCAGGAATTACATTTGTACATTTACATTTCATATTGTTTGTTTATTATATTATCGATTTATTGTATCGTTTGTTTGTAAATTCTTATTCATTAGAACATACATCTCATCCCAGTTATGTTCTTTATAACAAGATACACAAAAACCTTTGTCATATACTTTGACTTCAATAATCTTCTCAGTTATAACTGGATCACCTTGGCCTAACTTATAACTTAGTAGACATAAAAATATCATTATGCCTACTATTGCTAGTGTTTCTAGTTTAGTAACAGACATAGCATTCGCCTATTTTACCATATTTCTTCCATTCCTCATGGTTAGTACCATCACAAACTCTATCTCCTGTATTATGGTTAGTAAATCCTTGGGCTTCACCATTACATAATAGTATAGAACCGCTTTCAATACCGTCTCTATATCTAGAGTCTTCTGTAATATCTAAAGATTTCTCTCTTATTACTTCTTTAGTATGACCTGTACATTTTAAATTACATAGTTTAGTTTCAACCTGTCCTGTTAAGGATATCGCTAAGGCGATAGTTAAACTAGTAACCATTTATAGTTTTTGAGTTAACGATGTTTTCTACATCTTGCCAATTATACCATTCCATATTAACTTCTGTTAACTTGTTTTGGATTTCATCTACTTTTTGTTGTTTACCTGTGTCATTACCGATTAGATAAGATGAGGTCGCTACTAGTAATACTAGTACAGTTGTTTTTACTTTTTTCATATATTTAATTTAATTGTTAATCTCCTGTGTAATTAGTTGGGTTAGTGTCATACATTTGTTGCATTGCTTTATCATGTAGTACTTTAACTTCTTTGTAATACTCTGCATTTTCTACATTATCATCACGCCATTTCATTACACTACTGTAATCTGGGCTAGTATATGATCTGTTATCAACACGACAAGTATATAATTCTTGTGATTTATGTTTAGTTATTTTCATCTTAATAGTTTATTTAATAGTTGAGTCATGATATAATCGTGAGCTTCTTGATAATCTCTTACACACTCTGAACCATCTGGTTCGAAATCAATATCACTATACTCCATCTCATGATCGACTATTTTATATATTTTGTGTAAGATTTGAGGAACTAGTTTATCTGTTAGTTCATCGATTTGTTTCATTTTTGACATAATTATTATTTATTGTTTACATTTATACTATCGATATAACATTTGGTTTTGTTTGTAATTATTATACCTCTTCCAGTACTGATCTTCTACCATCTCTAGTTGTTGTTTAGTTAGTTTAAGTATTACCTTACGAGTTCTTTTCTTATCTACCATATGTAGTATTATATTGATAAGGTTTTGGTTGACAGTTATTGTTATCGAAGTTAAGTAAGTGTTGTACTCTGTCGACACAGTTAGTTATTATATCTCTTTTGTAGAAGTATGATGACTTAGTTATTACTTTAGTTAGTTTGTTAATTTGATACATAGTAAATTTACCATGATACATATTTCTTCCTTTTGTTTGAACTCTGACATATCCACTCTCGTAACACACACCTAATCTACCATCAGTTAATCTGAAGTGAAGAGATCCTTTGTTAGTTATCTTAATTAATTTCATATTATATACATTGTTTATTAGTTTCTATAATACCTAAGACATCTTGTCTTGTTAGTATTCCTTCACTTTGAAGATTTATTACATGAGTCATATCGACTACTGTATTATTTATTGTTTGAGTTATTATCATAGTTTATTATTTATTGTAGTTATTATTTTATCGTGAGTGTCAGATAGTTCTTGTTCACTCATGTTGGAAGTATCGTAATCTTGAATTAGATCACTGTACATCTCGTCTCTTAGTATTTGAGTTTTTATATAGTTCATAGTTATTATTTAGTTACGTATATATTATCCATTAGTATACAAGTTTTGTTTGTAATTCTTATTGAACACTATCTATTAATATATTAAGTTCATTAAATAGATTACCATAAGGTGAATCATATACATTATCTAGTGTGTATGTTGTGTTGTTGACAGTGATTTCATATAAGTCATTGTCTTCATCTATTTTAAATGTTATTTCTTTTATCATAATTATTATATTAGTTGAAGTAGTGAGAATCGAACTCACATAAACCATTACTTCATTTGTCCTCATCAGTTTGTGTACTATTCAGGTTCGATGAGTCACCTTGTCATGACATTATGTCACTATACTAATTCCATATTTCTTAACATTACTGGAATATTATTAGATGAAGTATAAGATTTGTATTTAGTAAAACAATTCATATTGTTTAATTTATCTTTCATTACTTCATATACAATATCATGATTGTAAGTAATTTGAATACCTTTTTTATTAGTGAATGAAATGATTTGGTTTTTACCGATTAGAGACTTTCTTATTACGAATCTCTTTGAATTTAAAGTTGACATAGTTATTATTATTTATTTAGTTATTATATAGTTATTATCCAGTTAGTTAGATAGTTTGTTTGTAAGTTTATACAAGTGTAGTATTATTTATGTGTAGTAAATGTATTGAAAGTGTTGACACAATTGTCTATGTGTCATGACATTATGACATTATAATGTGGTATATTACATTTGGTATTGATACTATTAATAGTACTTGTAAGAATTTCGAGTGAAGTTTAAAGATTTTGTTTAACATTGTTTAGTTTTAATTGGTTACATATATATTATCGAAATCAAAATGTGAAACGTATGTGAAAAGTTGTAACTTGTTAGCGGAATGTCAGGCAAAAAGGCCTAGGACGGTTAAAAAAAAGGCGTTTTACTGGAGAAAAAGAAAAAAAAATAGTGAGGGGGAACGCTATACCCCAAAATGTGTAATACTTTTAATTTTAGTGACAGTAGGTACTTATCTATATAAGAGTAGTACGCTAGTGTCAGTATCTATGTAAATATTAAGTGTAATCTGTGAGTATATCTAGTATAAGATTAAGACTAAAAACTACAAAATGGCAGAAGTAATTACATATCCATTAGCTACACCAGCTGGAGACACAAGATTAGTTGGTACGCAGATGAATGTACCTCAAGCTAACGGTGAAGCAAATCAAAACTTAACTAGAAACTTTACGGTATCAAGTGTAGCAGCATTTGCTAACTCATATAGCTTAGGATACACAGTATACACAGCTGCCTTGATTCAAGCAGGCGCATCGGCTCCAGTGGCTACAATACTTCAAAATACTACAGGTGGAACATTCACGTGGTCATACACTAGCACAGGTCAATCTCGAATAACAGTTTCAGGTATAACATTACCTGCCAACAAAGTAGCTATATTTCTGTCTTCCGGCAGTGGAGACCAAGGTATAGGTGGAATAATAACTACCACTACTCAAATAAACGTTGATCAATTTAGCTCAGGTGGCGGTGGTCCTATAGATGGTATGTCAGCTGGTACTTCAATAGAAATTAGAATATACTCATAAAAATATAACATGGCTAGAATAAGTTCATATCCCTTTGATACTAATATAACAGGAGACGATGCGTGGATAGGTACAGACTCATCTAATAAACTGACTAAACAATTTACTGCTAGCGCAGTGGCTAGATTTATAAACCTTACAGGTAAAATATCTATTGGCGGCCAAATGAATTTCAAATGGTCTGATACACAAAATGGTGGACCAGGTACTATATCTAGAACTGGCGGCGGTGGTTCAGGTCTTGCGTTTAATACAATAACTCAAATGCGTATTTCTGTTACAGAAACAAGCAAAGAAAATGTTGTAGCGTTTTTAACATACATAATAGGTAAACCTATATTGTTAGGCCAAGGAGATCAAATCAGCCAATTCGGTCATTATACTATAGCTTCATACGTAGTTGATCCACTCGACGCTACTTATTACATAGCTAATCTAACTTACATCGGAGGAAATGGTGTCATTGCTGCTCAAGGTACAATATATACTATAGTACACTTCAATATAACTAGCGGTGGTACTGACGTAGGTTTAACACAAATCTTTAACCCAGCATCTACTCAATGGGTAATTAACAATACAACAGGTAAAGCTGATGCTTCTGTTACTCTTGTTAATAATCAAGGCGCTGGCGCAACAAACGAAATTATATACGGATGCGTAACGTATACTAACGCAACAACAATAACTGTAGACTTCGACCAAGCAGTAGCTGGGTCTTCGTTCTTAAACTAAAAAAAAACAACTCTAACTCATACTTAAAAAATTAAACTATGCCTATTCAATATTTCTGTGGTATTACCATGAACCAAAACTCGATCGTAACACCGGTTATAGATCCAGTAAATACCGCGCCTAGCGTAGGTACTGAAGTCGAAGGACAACAATATTACGATACATCAACAAATTTAATGTATTTCTGGAACGGAACTTCATGGGTGACTATGGATGGTTCTGGATCTGGTGTATCAACACTTGCTATTGGAAACTCTGCTGTTAACGCGGCTGGTGTAAATGCCGGTTTAACTTTAAGTGGTGCTACAGGTGCTGTAACTCTTACTCCTAAAATATACGGTGGTGGTGCTAATGTTGGTTTTGTTCCAACTGGCGGTGCTGCTGGAACCTTTTTAAGAGGTGATGGTGTCTTTGCTACTCCTGCAGGTGGAGGAACAATGTCTTCATGGAAATTAGCAGCAAATACTGGAACTACTTTTGATATAGTAGACGGAGCAATTGCGTCGTTTGCGGCTACCGCAGGTAGCGGTATTAACACAGCTGTATCAAACCCTACTGGAACCACTGGTTTAGTAGGTATTGAAATGGATATTAATAATTTAACAACAGCTGTTGCAGTAAAAACTGATTTCTTAGCTTTCTCTGATGAAAGCGAAACTGGTGATCCAACTAGAAAAGTGACTATCGAAGATGTATTAGCTCTTGGTGGTTTTTTAGCCGGTGTTGTAGCTGGTGATGGTCTTATTGAAACTAACGGTGCCACTACTAATCCTACTATATCTGTAGATTACGCAGGCGCTGATAATATTATTTTATCTGCTGCTGCTGCAGTAACTCCTGTTGGAGCTGATACTATAATGATAAATGATGATACTGACGGTGATGTTAAACAAGCATTGATATCAAACTTACCTTTTGATTCTTATGACTCATGGAACCTAGCTGGCTCAGCAGGTACTCCTCAAGTAATATCTAGTGGAAATACAGCTACATTTTTAGGTTATGCACAAGACGATGCTCTTGCTGGTATCGCAACAGTTGCATCAGCTACAGATAGTTTAAAAATAGGATTAGATCAAAGTAAAATCCTAGCAGTAACTACAGCTGGTGATACAGATTATATTCTTATATCTGATGTAACCACTGATGCAAACGAAAGAGTACCTGTTAGAAATTTAACATTAGATCAATGGGGTAATGCCGCAGGTAATGTTAGCATGGGTACTAGCCATAAAATAGTTGCAATGGCAGATCCAACTGCTGCTCAAGACGCTGCTACAAAAGCTTACGTTGATAGTTTAGTTGTTGGAGGTTTAACTTTTAGAGGAACATTCAATGCTTCGACTGGTCAAATACTTTCTGGAACATATTTCGTGGCAGGAGCTGGTAATGAAGTTTATTTATATCAAGTTAATACAGGTGTTTTTCAACCTTCAGCTGCAAGGATAGCTATAGACACAGGTGATTACTATATAGCGCAAGTTGCTGGTAATTTCTACGGAAGCTCTGGTACTGGTACATGTTCTACAGTTCAAGGATTAGATATTGGGGATTCAATTATAGCAGTAGACGACGCTGCGGCAAACTCTTCTGTTTGTTCTGATTGGTCAATTGTTCAATCTGATGAAGGTGTTGCTAGTTTTACAAATGCTTTTGGCACATTTATAACAGGTACTAACAATCTAGGCGCATCAGGCGCTGTTACTTTAGGAACTATAGACTTAGTTAATAACACACCATTAAACGCTCCTACTTCTGCTAACTTTTATAGAGGTGATGGAAACTGGGTTACTCCTAGTACTAATGATCAAACAATTTCAGGTAGCGGATCAGATAACACTGACTCTGGCGTTACATTAAGTGATAGTGGCGGAACTGTTTTAATATTAGGTGCTGGTAACATAACAGCTGCCCAAACAGGTAATACAATTACTTTAACTGGTACAGACACGGTTTCTTCTGTAGGTGTTAGCGCTAGTCAAAACGGACTAGCAATATCTCCAACAACAGGAAACGTTAAAGTTAACATTGATATCAATAGCATGGTTGATGGTAACGCTGCTGTTGGTTCATCGGATTTTTTAATGTTTAACGATGTTTCAGAATCTAAAAACCTTAGATGTAGAGTTTCAGATATTCTTGCTTTAGCTCCTCAAGGAGATATTACAAGTGTTGTAGCTTCTGCACTACCAGCAGCGCTAGGTATTAGCGTAACTAGTTCAACAGGTCCAATACCTGTAGTTGGTCTTGATATTACAGGCTTATCAACAGGAGCACCAGCATCAGGAGATTTTATAGCAATGTATGATATCTCAGGTACACCAGAAAACAAAAAAGTTACGGTTGCCAGTCTAGCTCCTATAATAAGAAAAGCAAGTACTTATGTTGAAACAATAACTAGTTTTCAAGAAGTTGATCACAATTTAGGTAGCTATGATGTTATGGTTCAATTATACAATGCAACTACTTATGAAACTGTAGAAGCATGCGTTGAGAGAACTACTACAGATAGTGTTACAATAGCAGGTTCAGCGTTTCCATCAGGTGACATTAGAGTGCTAGTTTCTCTTTGTGATCAAGGAGCATAATAATTAAATCAAATATATAAATGGCGACAATAAATTATTGTAATTATGAAATAAAAGGAACGTTAACTACCACCAGTACAATAACAGCTGGTGGTATAATAACGGCTCCAGGTGGTAATTCTACTCAATGGAACACAAGTTACGATAATTCTATAACAGGCTTTAGTGACTCTGGTAGTTCTACTATAACTCTTACGCTTACGCAACTAGATGGTGGAACATTAACTACATCATTTAGTAATCCGCAAGGTACAGTAACATCTGTAACAGTGTCAGGGTCAAGTGGTATATCAGGAAGTGGTACAGTTACAACCTCAGGTTCTATTGGACTTACAAATTCAGATAAAGGCTCTTCTCAAAACATATTTAAAAATATAGCATCTGATTCAGGTACTGCAGTTGCTGATAACAACAGTGATACTTTATCTATTGTTGGTGGTACTAATGTTACTACTGCTATTGTTGCCGATGTTTTAACAATAACAGCTACAGATACTACTACAAATAATTATTTAACAGGATTATCTTGGAGCACAAGTACAGGAGTTCTTAGTGCTACGCGAAGTGGTTTAAGTACTTTAACCGTAGATTTAGACGGTAGATACGCATTAAACACTGTAGTTACAGGTGTAACAAGTGTAGGACTTACTTCCTCAGGTGATGCACTACAAATTACAAACACACCTATTACATCAACTGGTAACTTAGGTATAAGTTTTCAAGGTGACACAGACGAATACATAAATGGTGAAGGTGATTTAGTATCTTTTCCAGCTATCCCACAAGGAGACATTACAGCAGTTACTGCAGGATCAGGATTAACAGGTGGCGGAACATCTGGCGCTGTAACATTAAATGTTGGTGCAGGTAATTTAATTGATGTAACTTCTACTGCGGTAAACGTTGATTTATCAGAGTTGGCTAGTGCTACAGGAGATATGGTAGCAACTGATGGGTTTGCAATAACCAATGCCTCTGGTGGTCAGTTTAAAATGGTACCAAGTTTAGTTCCTAATAATTTATTTCCAAATGACGCTGGTTATATAACCTCATCTTCATTGCCAACTGTAAGCAATGCTACAATAACTGTAACTACAGGAACAGGTTTAGACGGAGCAACATCATTTACTCTTAATCAATCTAGTTCAGCATCCATAGGATTAACTTTAGATTTATCAGAATTTACTGATATGACTGCGGCAATGACTAAAACTGATGAATTTATAGTGTTAGACTCTGGTGCAGAGCGTAGAAAAGCTTCAGGTGAAATAGATATAAGCTTATTTAATAATGATTCAGGATTTACATCATTTGCGGAACCAGGTATATTTTCAGGTGGTGGTACGCCAACTTTAGCATCAGGCGTTACAGGTCTGGAAATTCGTACATTAATAGGTGCAGGTACAAGTTCTAGCGCAGGAGTAACATCAGTTGCAACTGGCACTGGATTAACTGGTGGAACAATTACTTCTACAGGAACTTTAAGTTTAGCAACTGCTGGCGCAGGCGCTGGAGCATACGGATCAACTTCTAATAGTACTAAAATAGATACTATAACTCTTGATGCTTATGGTAGAGTAACTGCTGTAGCTACAGGAGCAACTGGTCAAGTAAATACTGTTGCAACTGGAAATAGTTCTACTTTAGTTACTAACGGAACAACAACTGTAACATTAACACCAAATACAGGTACAGTAAGTTCTTCTTCAGCAAACTTAGCAACAGGAGCACAAATACAAACAGCAATTGATTCAGCTACGACTGGAGCCTTAAAATTTGTAAGCGAATGGGATGCATCAGGTTTAAACGGTGGTTCACCAGATTTAAGGGTAGCATCAACTCATGTACCAGGTAGTTATTATATAGTAAGTGTAGCTGGTGGTTCAACACCAAATGGATCAGGTACAACACCAAACAGTTGGGCTATAGGAGATTGGTGTGTTAGAGCTGATTTAGCTACAGATACATGGCAAAAAATTGATAACACACAAGTTGGTAATGTAACAGGTACTAGTTCAGCAACTAGAGTTGCGGTATGGGCAGATCAAACAAGTATTGGTGGAGATGGAGATTTAACTTTTGATGGTAGTAATTTAACCGTTGGTGGAATTGTAAATTCAACAGGTGGTAATTCTACAGAATGGAATACAGCTTACGATAATCAAATTACAGCGTTTACAGATTCAGGTAGTTCTACAGTAACATTAACTCTTACACAACAAGACGGTGGTACTTTAACTACTTCATTTGCTATACCTCAAGGTGATATTACAAATGTAAGCACTACATCACCTATAACAGGTGGAGGATCAAGTGGATCAGTGACTATCGCGCATGCAGCTTCAGGGGTTACCGCAGCAAGTTATACAGCGGCAACAATTGCAGTAAATGCAACTGGGCACATAACTTCTGCTTCAAGTAATACTATACCTACAAATACTAACCAACTTACTAATGGTTCAGGATATATAACATCTTCATCAACTAGTACCCTTTCAAACAAAAGCGGTAATATATCACAATGGACTAATGATTCAGGATATATAACTTCGTCTTCATTACCATCTGTTGGTAACGGTCAAATAGACGGAAGAACTTCAGGTAATGGATTAAGTGGTTCTATGGATGCAACTGCAAATCAAAGTGGTAACACTACATTTACAGTAACTTCAAATGCAACAACTGCTGCCACAGCAAGTACTATAGCTTATAGAGATTCTAGTGCAGATATTAATGCAAGATTGTTTAGATCAAATTATACTAATCAAAGTACAATATCTGGAGCAATAGCTTATAGAGTTAGTGCAACAGACAACTACATACGTTTTTGCAATAGTCCTTCTGCTATTAGAACTTTTATAGGTGCAGGTACTTCATCCTCGACAGGTACAGTTACTTCTGTAGGATATACTCATGGTGGAAACGCATTTACTGTAGGCGGTCAACCAGTAACAAGCAGTGGCACAATTGCTGTTACAATGGCAGGATCTGCTTCTCAGTATGTAAATGGCGCAGGTAATTTAACTACTTTTCCAAGTATACCTCAAGGAGACATTACAGGCGTAACAGCTGGTACAGGAATGAGTGGTGGAGGAACAAGTGGTACAGTTACATTAAATTGTACTGTAACCGGTGATACTGGTGTTCCAGCTATATTAAGCAATGGAACATCACCAAGTTTAAATAGTGGTATTACTGCAGGAGAAATTAGAAATTTAATTGGTGCAGGAACATCAAGTAGTTCAGGCGTAGTAGCTGTGCAAACTGCTGGTACTGTAAGTGGTCTAACTTTAACTGGAGGAATAATAACTGGTTCAGGTACTGTTACTTTAGGTGGAACGTTATCTTTAACGTCAGCTAATGTAACCTCTGGATTAGGATTTACTCCTTATAATGCAACAAATCCTGCTGGGTATACAACCAACACAGGTACAACAACCGCAGGTAACACACAAACGTTTACTGGCAAAAGTGGTAATATTAGTCAATGGACTAATGACTCAGGATATTCTACCACGACTGGAACTGTAACGCCTAGTAGTACAGATACTTTTACTAATAAGAGTGGAAACATTTCTCAATGGACTAATAACTCAGGTTATGTAACTAGTTCAGGTAATACCACTATAGGAACATCAACTAACATTGGTATTAGTGCAGGCGGTGCAGTTCTATCTACTGTAAGTTTAACACAAGGTGTTATAACTGCGTTTACTACTAGAACAATGACATTAGCTAACTTGGGCTATACAGGCGCAACTAATGCTAATTACATTACTAATAATAATCAATTAACAAACGGATCTGGTTATGCACCTATAGGTTCAGTAGGTATTATAAACAATCTAGGTTCACCAAGCTTAGGCTCAGGTATTACAGCTACTGAGATGCGTTCATTGATTGGGGCAGGTACTTCATCCTCAACAGGTACAGTTACATCCGTTACAGCTGGTACGGGTATGACTCAAACCGGAACCTCTACTATAAACCCAACATTAAATGTAATAGGTGGTGATGGTATTACTGCTGATGCAGATAAAATTACCGTAGATAGTACGGTTGTAAGAACATCAGGTAATCAAAGTATATCTGGTACTAAATCTTTTAATAGTACAACCAATATAAATGCTACCCTTGACATGGAAGGCGGTGGTGATATTTTACTAGCTGCAGATAGTCTAATCGCTATTGATGGTGATACTGGAAGTGCTGGTCAAGTTTTAACTTCTACTGGTAGCGTACAAGAATGGTCAACTCCTGCATCAGGAGGTATAACAGGAAGTGGAGTATCAGGAAGAATTCCAGTATTTAATGGAACTAGTTCTGTAACAAGTGACAGTGTGTTTACATTCAATACGAGTACTAATGTTTTTTCTGCTGCTAAAATAGCTTATACACCGGTACAAATTTCTGTCGGTTACCAAGACAATCCTTTTGGAAATTCACCAGGATCTTCTATAAAATTATTAAATTTATCTGGTGGACAAACAGCAACTGCAAATGTTTCAACTCCTTCAACAGGTGCTTATTATGTAGCACCGCAAGCTGGAAGAATTAAACAAATTGTTTTAAGAAATGTAAATACTCAACCAACTAGCTATAGTACAAGAATAAAAATATATAAAAACGGCTCTAACACTTACACGAGTAGTTACGCAGCAGGAACAGGAACAAATGCAATAGGTTGGTATGTTGATTTTGACGATATAGATCACGATTTTAGCCAATACGATAGAATTCAAGTTGCTTTTCAAGGTTCTAACTCTAATACTAATTGGGAAAAGTTTAATCTAACACTTGTAATTCAATATGAAGATTATGAATATTAAATAAAATAAATTATGCAATTAGATACTTATAATATAGAAACAGACGGACAAGTAAGATATGTCAACGGAGGCATGGAATTTGTTCCTTGGATGGAAGGCAAAGAAGACAATCTTTACAAAGAATACTTAGAAAAAATACTTGCTTTAGACTGGGGTAATTATAAACTCTATTTAGTAGGAGGAATGTTAGAAGGTTGGAAAACAACTGATATTGATATCTGTGTAACAGGAACTATAGGTGATGACTTGCCAGGTTTAATGGAGCAAGTACATCAATTAGGCCCAATTGATATATTTTACGTAGAATCTTTAGAAAAAATAAAAGGTAACAAGCATAGAGTTTGGGAGTTTGCAAAATGTAGAGACATGGTAATACCAGGTTCAAGATTACACGGACAATGGAAAACGGATGGTTTATTTTGGATGTCAGAAAGATTTGATGCAAAAGGCAGAACATATAGCAAAGAACCGTTGTTAATTAATTAAAGTAAAAACAACCAAAAACAAGTGATAATACAAATATACCCGGCTCGGGAAGAGCAACAACCAAATAATAATTAATACCAATACCAATGACAATTTTTTACCAGACTAGTTCGTGGAGTAGTCAACCACAAGTAACACAAGAAACCTTAAACCTTTGGAAGCATTTAGCTGATAAGAAAAACTGGCGGATAGTGCAACTACCAAATGGTTTTTATCAAACCGAACACCAAGATTTATTTAAACAAGAAACTTGGCACGACGTAACCAGACGTGAAACTTTAGAAGGAGCAGAACAAGCGATTGATTCATCAATTGCGCATTACGCTAAAAAACTAGAATTCATTAATGGACCTAAAGTCGTAAAAACCTTTAAATAATACAATATAATCTAATTTAATCTAATCAAATATGAATGACGCAATAGTCAAAAACCTTAACTTCGGCGAAGAAGCAAAAGTTAATGTATTTAAAGGGATAGAAAAACTCACAAAAGCTGTTAGCTCTACATTAGGAGCTAGCGGCAAATGTGTACTTCTTGAAGATCACGCAGGTAATCCTGTAATAACTAAAGATGGTGTAACTGTAGCAAACTCTATAATTCTTAGAGATCCTGTTGAAAACATGGGAGCTACACTTATAAAAGAAGCAGCAAGAAAAACAGTGCAAGAAGCAGGTGATGGTACCACCACAGCTACAGTATTAGCACATGCTATATTGCAAGAAGCTTACAAGTTAGATATAAATTCAAGAGATTTAAAAAACGGTATTAACAATGCTGTTGACAAAGTGATTAAATATTTAGAATCTATAACTGTACATGTCAAAGGAGACATGATAGATAATGTAGCTACTATATCTACAAACAACGATAAAGATCTAGGTAAAATAATAGGTGATGCGTTCAGAGCTGTTAATGAAACAGGAGTTGTAATGATGGAACCTACACAATTAAGTAAAACAGAAATTGAAATAGTTGAAGGTGTACAATATGACAAAGGTCTTAAAAATTCTCATTTTATAACTAATAAAACTAATAAATCAGTAGAATTAGAAAATCCTTTAGTTTTACTACTTGAATCACCAATAACTACAATAAGACAAATACAATCTGTTTTAGAGTATGTAATAAAAAATAACAAACCTTTATTAATCATAGGTGATTTAGATGAGCCCGTAATAAGTGCTCTTGCTATGAATAAAGTAAAAGGTAATATAAAAATCAATGTTGTTGATGGACCAACGTACGGAGTAAGCAAGAAAGATACCTTAGATGACTTATCTTTACTTACAGGTGCTACTATAATAAACGAAGATTTAGGTGATGATACAAACCTTATACAACCAGACTATTTAGGTACTTGTGTTAAGAGTGTAACTACTCACGGGGAAACAATATTACAAGTTGAAGAACCATCAGAAGAAATTAAAGAAATAATTAAAAGTATTAAAGAAGAATTAAAAAGTGATGTAAGTTCTCATAAAGTTGTTAAACTTGAACAAAGACTTGCAAGACTATCTGCTAAAATTGCAATAGTAAAAGTTGGCGCTAATTCTGATATTGAACTTAAAGAAAAAACAGATAGAGTTGAAGACGCTATTTGTGCTACTAAGGCTGCAATTAAAGAAGGTATAGTCCCTGGCGGTGGTATAGCTTTGCTTAATGCTGCTAAATATATTAAAGCAAAATCTGAAGGTGAACAAGTACTTTTAGATGCAATTAAAGCACCTTTTAATGTTATATTAGAAAATGCTGGTATTGTGGATTATCCTGAGCTTAAAAGAAAAGGACAAGGACTAAATGTGGTTACAGGAAATATGGTCAATATGATTAACAATGGTATTATCGATCCATTGTTAGTTACAAAAAGCGCACTTCAAAATGCGGCTTCAGTAGCAACTACTATTTTATCAACCGATTGTGTAATCAATAATTTAAGAATAGATGAAAGCAATAGGTAGAAATTTAATAATAGAAAAAACCAAAGAAGGAACTACTAAAACAAAAGGTGGTTTACTTTTAGCTGAAAGCCAAAGAGACGATATAAGATATACGCAAGCTACAGTTATTTCTGTAGGTGATGAAGTTCCTGATCTAAAAAAAGACGATAAGATATTTTTTGATAGACATGCAGGACATAAAATAGAAATTAAAGACGATACATATCACGTTATAAAGTTACAAGACGTGGTCGTTGTTTTATGAAAAAGCTAAACGCAAAAGATGTTAAAAGTCTAAATTTGCTAAAACATTATCGAATAATTCGTAAATGGGCTTGTAAAAACAACGATTTAAATGACGCAGATCTAGAGTTATTGATTTATTTTGATTGCATGGATCTTTTTACTAAGCATGATTTTGAAATGGGTACATATTCTTATAGTTGGGATAATAGACGCTGGAACAGATTACTTAAAAACGACTGGATAGTCGTGTGGCGAAACAGAAACAGAACCACTCAAAAGTATAATATCTATAAAGTTTCCTTCAAGTGTAAACAACTTATAAGTAGAATGTATCGAATCATGTTAGGTGAAGATGATATACCTTCGAGCGTAAGAAGAAATAAATTAATTAAAGGAGATAGTTACACAGACAAAGTACTGACACAAGCTATCTATAACGTAAATAAAGATAAACAAAGATGAGTAAAAGTCCAATAAATTTTTTAGGAGGCGCCGCAATTGGAGCTTTAATGGCTAGAGGAGGTAAAAAGAAAACTAGAAGAGCTCTTAAAAAAATAGACAAAAGATTAGGTAGTATTGAAGAAAAATTAGATGCATCATCACAAGAAGGTGCTGTACCTGAAATAGAAGCTTCTATGGAGGCGGTTGACGAGTCTGTTATGGAATCTGGATCAGGTGGTGGAGAAGGAGCTATTACACCAGATGGAATAGAACCAGTTCCAGGAGCAGTTGATGCTCTTGAAGAAGACTCATTTGCTACAGCTGGAGATTCTGGATTAAACATGGTTAGAAATATAATGAGAAGAAAAAATAAAAAATAAATATTATGCACAACAACAAATATGATCCTTCAATGGAAGAATTAAAGCCTGGTAAAAAAGTAGGTGTAGTAGGTGAATCTCACATATGGGATGGGCCATTAGATCAATCTGGAAGAGCACACGGAATTGGTTCAAGTTCTGGTATAACAGGTATGCAAATACTTAAGTTTCCAACGTCTTATCATGCTGGACCTATTACCCAAAAAGCAAAAGTATATAAAGATTAAATTATGAATTCACCATTTTATAAAAAAGGATTCCCTGAAATTAAACCAGAGAACAAAGGCAAGTTTACAGCATGGGCTAAAAAGAACGGTTTTAAAGACGCTTGTTCTGCTGCATCATCTGTAATGTCAAAGAAAGATAACTATAGCGAAGAAGTTGTTAAAATGGCTAACTATGCAAATAACTTCGGTTGCAAAAACAAATAAATTATGAGTTCACCATTTCAAAAATCATTCAGCGGTAAAAGTCCATTATTTCAACACGGACCACCACATCCAAAAGGACCTAAAAAACCAGTACAAAAATGGTCTAAAGAAAAATGTGACGCTAAAAGAAAAGAATTAAAAAAAGTATTAGCAAAAGATCCTTATGCAGAATTTGGGTCTATATTAAAAGAACAGATTGCAAAACATTGTTAAAAAAAATAAATTATGAGTTCACCATTTCAAAAATCATTTATGGCTAAGTCACCAGTGGCAATGGCTTTAAAAGGTAATCAAGATAAATTACCAGACGCATTACAGCAAGAGATATTAAATTCACCTGCTAAACAAACAATAAAGCTAAGTGATGAAGATTTAAAAGATCCTAAGTCTGCTTCTTCTGCTCCAGCACCTCAATTAGATAACGTTGAAGGACAAGGAGGATTTGATTACGAATCTCCTGACTTTGATAATGTAGAGGGTCAAGGTGGTATTGATTATGAAGCTACAGATTATAAAAAAAAAACTGAAAGCGTAATTAATATGAGCTCACCTTTGAATTCTTACGAGAATCCTCGAGGTGAAGTTTATTTATCTGATCAACCAGCGTTTCAAGATATGCAAGGAAGAATTCAAGCTGCTGCAGATCAAGTTACAGCAAGTTGGACTGATGAAAAACAAGAAGCAAAACTTGATAGAAGAATTTTAAATAGAGGAGATAGAGAAAAAGAAATTAGAAACGACAGAAAGAAACTTATTAGTTTTGGACCAAATGGTAAACTTTTAAAAGGAGATGATAGAAAAAATTTCGCTGACAAAGTAACATTTGATGAAAACGAATTTTTAGAAGACGGCACTACGCCTAATCCTGAATTTGGTGAAATTACAGGAGGTTCGAAAAAAGCTATAAAATTCCATAATAAAACTGAAGAACTTAAAGATAGAAAACTCGTTGTTACAAATAAAATAACGGCTGACTTGAAAGCTTACGAAGCTGATAAACTTGCATTTGGAAATGACCCAGAAGGAATAAAAAAATTAAACGCAAAATGGCCAAGGCCACCAAGATCATAAAACATAATTAAAATGGAAAAAGGACACTACGGTCAGTATACTGGCAACGCAAGACACTCAAAGGTTACAAATAGTAATATGGGTGCTACAAAAAGAGACGACGAAGCTCACATGAAATATCTAAAAGAAGATATTGATTATGATAATAAACATGGTCACAGTGATTCATCTATGACTTCTGATGAAAAGCACATCTCTAAATTAGCAGGTGATTTAAAATACGATGAGAAAAAACATGGTTCTGCTGCTAAAATGGTATCACCATTGAATGATAAATCAGGTAAAGCAACTCAAGGTGCTCATAGGATGACTAACGAAGCTTTTGCTAAACATAAAGCTGTACATGATCGTGATAAAGACACAAGATCAAGAATTAATGAAAAAGCAAAAATGAAAACACAACCTAAACTTAAAAATAAATAAAACAATGGAAAAAGATTCAGGATTATATAACCTAAACAAAGGTTATGCTCCACAAGAAAAAAAAGACTTAATGAACGACAACCCAATAGCTAAAGACGCAAGTGGCGGAAGAGGCGGATCATGGATGTCTAAGCACTCACAATCAAAAGTTGGTGGATCACCTGCAAAAATGGTTTCACCGCTTGAAACAAGTGGAGAAAGAAAGGATCATGGTCATCATATGCAAATAGGATCTGATAATTCACAACCAGCGGGTAAAAGAACAGATACACCAAGTGAATACTGGAGAAAACACCAACAACTATCACATCATAAAAAATCTCCAGCTAAAATGGTTTCACCGCTTAACGATACAAAAGTTAACAATGCTCCTCATAAGCACAAGCTTGAAGCACCTCCAAGAAGGAGAAAACAGTATGAAAAGAGTATTCTGAAAAAACAGTAGAGAACTGTAAAAATCTCAGCCAAACACTAACACTAACACTAACACTAACACTAACAAAAAAATGGCAAAGTACATTAAATTTAACCTTGCAGCTCCAGGAGGAGCAACAGGTTCAGAACTGTTGATTAATATCAACCAAATTACAAGAATTGCATCACCAAGCGGAACTACAACTGATATCTTTTTTGATAACAATGTAACTGCAACAAAAAAATGGACAATAACACATACAGCACCTTTGGTTGCTAATGCTTTATTAGACTCTATACAGGCTGCAATGACTGCTAATCCAGGTGGAGTAGTATCTACAGTAGTACCATCAGTATCACAAGCACAAGCACCATTAGCTCAATCAGGGCAACAAGGTCGTATTGTTATAACTGCACCTCAAATTCAAGTGGTTTTTGCTTCAGCTGCATTTACTGCATAATACTTATGAAATCTAGAGGCCTAGGAGACAGTATAGAGAAGTTTACTAAAGCTTCTGGTATCAAGAGTATTGTTGATAAAGTATCAAAAGGTTTAAACATTCCTTGCGGCTGTCAAAGTCGTAAGGAGTCTTTAAATAAAATATTACCTTACAAATAAACTATGGGATTTAAACTAGACAATCCACCTTATATAGTAGATAACACTCCTATATATAGAGTAGACATGGAAGATGGAGTTATGGGTAAAGCTAATAACAATGGTTCTATAAATATAAACATGAATCTAGATCCAAAAGAAGTTGACAACGTAGTGTCTCATGAAAAAGTACATTTAGATCAAATGAAAAGAGGAGATTTAAATTACGACAATGAGAACGTTTATTGGAAAGGAAAAAAATATTCAAGAGCTGACATGGAAGAAGGTGCTAAAAACCTACCATGGGAAGCTGAAGCATATCAAAAAGGATAACATGGGATTCAAAATGAAAGGGATTAATAGTCTCACGAATAATAGTTTAAGTAAACAAGTAAAGCGAAGTTCTTCTCCTTTATTTGAAACAGATCCTTCTTTTAAAGATATGAGTGAAGAAATAGAAATTACTAATTCTGTTAAAGATTTAAAAGGCGATGATTTCGCCACTGAAAGAACTATTAAAACAAAAGGTAAAGAAGTTGAAAAAAAATTAGTTCCAGAAGATTTTGAAGGAGGAGAAAATAATCCTGAATATCAAAAAAAATTAGCTGCTTTAGAAATAGCTATAGAAGAAGGTAAAGCTGATAAATACAAAGATCAAGAAATTAAACAAAAAAGAAGTTATGATACAAACACTGAAAAAAATGTAAAAACGTATCCTAATCCTAATACTAAAAACGGGATGATGGGTAGAAACTTTGAAGGATCTAAGAAAAAACTTGTTACTTTTGATTATGCCAAACAGCGGTTAATGCATGCTTATAAAGGTGATCCAGCAGGCTATAAAAGAGCAATAATAGCTTGGGCAAAAACAAATGGTATTAAAATAGAGACCGCGGCAGAAGCAAAAAAAAGAAAAGCTCTTAAAAAAACAACAACAAAAACATCAGAATCTAAAGGTAATTGGGAAACACTTTAACTAATGGCTAAAAAGAAATTTAATGAAACTAAAGTCGGTGCTTTTTTAAGTAAAGCTGCACCAGGTATTTTAGATCTAGCAGGAGACATATTACCCGATGCTGGAGTTTTTGGTTTAGTAAAAAATTTAATACAAAAAGATCCTGTGCTACCTGCAGAGGATAAAGAAAAAGCTCTTAAACTTTTAGAGCAAGATATGACAGAGATGAAAGAAACAACTAAACGTTGGGAGAGCGATATGAAAAGCGACTCATGGCTTTCTAAAAACACGCGACCAATGTGTTTGATATTCTTATCTATAATGACAATAGCTTTTATATGGGTTGATAGTCATCATGAAATATCTTTTACAGTAGAACAAGAATGGATAGGTTTACTAAAAACTTTAGTAACCACAGTCTACGTAGCCTATTTTGGTTCACGTGGAGTTGAAAAATATAAAACAATAAGTAATAAATAAATTTAAAAATGGGAAATTTTAGTAGATCACTAAGCATTACGCCAAATGACACAATTAACACGCTACCAGCTTGGGAGTTTATGAATCAAACAGGTTCGTTAGGTAATAACTTAAGAGGTTCTCTTATATACGTTGGAGGTACTGCTGCAGCTTCAAACGTTAGCGTTATAACAGCTGGTACAGTTGGAATTCAAAATAGAGTAGTTTCACTGACATTAACAAATGGTGGATCTGGATATGCAGTTCCCCCGGCTAATCCTCAAGGAACTACTTACACTAGCGTTGTACCTACTTCTATTGGACCTAAGGTTGCGTCAGGATTAACTGTAAATATTACAGTTCCAGTACCTACATCAAACACGTTAGTTGCTGGAACAGGATATAGTGTTGGTCCTTTTACAGTATTACAAGATACCGTTGGCGTTTTTGGACTAGCAGGAAATATTTTAAGTGTTAATGGCACTGGAGGTATATTAACCTTTGAAATAACAGACGGAGGAGTCGGTTACACAGCAGGAGAGGTATTAACAATAGTAGACGGTGCTGGAATTAATGGTTCTATAACTTTAGTTACAGCGCCTAACGGAGCGGTAACATTAGCGGCTATTGCTGTAGGTGGTGAAGGGTATGCGGTAGGAGATATTATAACAATAGTACAAGCAGGTAGTGAAGGCGATGCTACTTGTACAGTAGATGCAGTACGAAGTTTTTCACCAGTAGCAGGTGATGCTGTGGTGTTTAACAATGTTCCAGTTGGAACTGTATTGCCGGTTTACGTAGACTACGTTACAGCTACAGGTACTACAGCAACATTATTAGTAGCAGGTAGAGAATCAATACTTAATTAGTAAATAACTAATATATAGGTGACTATATAACTAAGAACATATATTAACAATTAAATTAAATTAAATGAAAAAAGCAGAAGAAAAAATTAAAGCAATGATTACTGAAGAACAGTTAAAAACTGTTAATGCTCAACAATTAAAATTAAACGAGTCTCTAAGAAAAATTGGTATCTTTGAAATTCAAAAACAAAATGAAGCATCAATAGTTAAAGAAGTTTCTTTAGAAATTGAAGCAACTAAAAAAGAACTTGAAGAAGAGTACGGTCAAGTAAACATAGATCTTTCAGACGGCAGTTATACTGAAGTTGAAAAAAACGATGACAAATAATATTAGAAAGATTAGTATAGGAGCTGACTATAAGTCTGATGCAATGCATTATTCTAATGGTCAGCAAGTATATGGAGGTCATGAAATTTCTCATATTTTATATGAAGAGTCTGACAAGTCTTATAATATATTTATCAAAAAAAATAACGAGATACTACCGTGGAAGAAATTTAATTCTAACATGGCAATATCCGTTGAGTATGATTTAGAGTATTAATGAAAAGTTTGTTTGATTTCATCATACAACCACTAGGTGAAGAGTATGATAATGAAGTTAAAGTTGGAGAGAAATCTTTGATAATTAATACTAGAATAGAAAGTTATAAATCAGTTAATAACTTAGCTGTTATTATTGAAACACCAAAAGCTTTTAAAACTCCAATTAAAAAAGGAGATATAGTAGTTATACATCATAATGTGTTTAGAACGTTTTATGATATGAAAGGTGTTAGAAAAAAAAGTAGATCTCATTTTAAAGATAACTTGTATTTTCTAGCTATAGATCAAGTCTACTTATATAAAAGAGACAAACAGTGGAAGTCATTTGGAGACAGATGTTTTGTAATGCCACTTAAAAATGATAATGATTTAACGCTTGATAAAGAAAAAAAACTTATTGGTATATTAAAAATAGGTAATAGTTCATTAGAAGCGCTTAAAATAAGTCCTGGAGATCTTGTAGGTTATACACCTAATGGTGAATGGGATTTTTTAATAGACGGTCAACGTCTTTATTGTATGAAATCTAATGATATTGTTATAAAGTATGAACACGAAGGAAACGAAGTTGAATATAATCCGAGCTGGGCACATAGCAGTTGAGGAACTTATTAAAGTTGCTAAAGAAGCTATTATAGATTCAAGCGAAGATATATCAGCTGACAGACTTAAAAACGCTGCAGCTACAAAAAAACTATGCATATTTGATGCTTTTGAAATACATAATCGTATTATAGAAGAACAAAATATGTTAGATGAAAAACCTAAAGAAGTTAAAAAAGAAACTACGTTTCGTGGTTTTGCTGAAGGAAGATCTAAATAATGTACAGTCAAACACTATATAAAATATTACCCGATCACGTTAAACCTAAGATTTTTAAACGAATGAATAGGTATAAAAAATGGGAGTATGGATATAACGAAGATCACAATATGGTTGTTATATCTAAGAATGGACAAATAGGAGATATATACGAAATACAAAACCTAATAATAGCTTTACCTAAAGCTGAAGAAATCCATGAGTTCAAAGAAAATAGATGGACACCATTTGACTATCCTAAAGAATTAAAAAGAATTAAAACTGTATTCGACTGGAGAGATTATCCAGAAGAATTTAAAGAAAAATATTACGACTACATTGATAACGAGTTTAAACGCCGTGAAGAAGGTTTCTGGTATATCAATAAAGATATTCCTACTTACATTACTGGCACTCATTACATGTATTTACAATGGTCAAAAATTGATGTAGGTCAACCAGATTTTAGAGAATCAAATAGATTATTTTTTATATTTTGGGAAGCTTGCCGAGCGGATTATAGATGTTACGGTATGTCATACCTTAAAAACAGACGTTCAGGATTTTCCTTTATGGCATCAGGTGAATGCGTTAATATGGCCACGATATCAACAGATGCTAGATTTGGTATATTATCTAAGTCAGGTGCTGATGCTAAGAAAATGTTTACAGACAAGGTAGTACCAATATCTGTTAATTATCCTTTCTTTTTTAAACCCATACAAGATGGTATGGATCGACCAAAAACAGAATTAGCTTATAGAGTTCCAGCAAGTAAATTTACTAGAAGAAGTATTGTTTCTACTGATAAACCAGAAGATTTAGAAGGATTAGATACAACTATAGATTGGAAAAATACAGGTGACAATGCTTACGATGGAGAGAAGCTTAAACTTCTTGTACACGATGAGTCAGGAAAATGGGAAAGACCAAATAATATTTTAAATAATTGGCGAGTTACAAAAACTACTCTTAGATTAGGATCAAGAATTATTGGTAAATGCATGATGGGATCAACATCAAACGCTTTAGATAAAGGTGGTAGAAACTTCAAAAAACTATATGACGACTCAAATGTTAACAAAAGAAACGCAAATGGACAAACGCGTTCAGGACTCTATTCTTTGTTCATTCCTATGGAGTGGAATTACGAAGGATACATTGACTCTTATGGCTATCCTGTATTCGACACCCCACAAGAAAAAGTGTTTGGACCTCATGGAACTCCAATCAAGCTTGGGGTTATTGAATACTGGAATAATGAAGTAGAAGGTCTTAAAGAAGATCAAGATGGGTTAAATGAATTTTATAGACAGTTTCCACGTACAACAAAACACGCTTTTAGAGATGAATCAAAAGAGTCTTTATTTAATCTAACTAAGATTTATCAACAAATAGATTATAATGAGGATTTAAAAAATTCATTACAAATTACTAAAGGTAGTTTTTCTTGGGAAAACGGAATTAAAGATACTAAAGTTATATTCTCACCTAATAATAATGGTAGGTTTTTAATATCATGGGTTCCACCAATACAATTACAAAACAGGACTATAAAGAAAAACGGTAGAATATATCCAGGCAATGAACACTGTGGTGCTTTTGGATGTGATCCATATGATATATCAGGAACAGTAGACGGAAGAGGTTCTAACGGAGCTTTAAGTGGTTTAACTAAATTTAGCATGGAAGATGTTCCACCTAATCATTTCTTTTTAGAATATATTGCTAGACCACAAACTGCTGAAATATTTTTTGAAGATGTATTAATGGCTTGTATATTTTATGGCATGCCAATACTAGCAGAAAATAACAAACCTAGATTATTATATCATTTTAAAAGAAGAGGATATAGATCATATTCTATGAATAGACCAGACAAGAAACACAATAAATTATCTATAACAGAAAGAGAAATAGGAGGAATGCCAAATTCTAGTGAAGACATTAAGCAAGCGCACGCTTCTGCTATAGAATCTTACATAGAGCATTTTGTTGGAATAAAAGAAACGGGTTATGGAGATATGTATTTCCAAAGAACTCTTGAAGATTGGGCTCAATTTAATATAAACAATAGAACTTCTCACGATGCTTCTATAAGCTCAGGGTTAGCTTTAATGGCTTGTAACAAACATAGATATGCACCATCAGCTAAAATCCAAATAAAACCAGTTGAACTAGGTATTAAAAAATACGATAATAAAGGAACTACATCAAAAATTATAAGTTAAATGAATATATATACTAATAGCAATAGCGCCTTCCCTAGTCAAGTGGTTAGTGATGCAGAAAAAGCAAGTGAAGAGTACGGTAGTCAAGTTGCTATGGCAATTGAATATGAGTGGTTTGACCAAGGTAGAACTAACGGTAATAGGTATTTAACTAACTGGAATAACTTTCATAATTTAAGACTATACGCTCGCGGTGAACAGTCGCCTCAAAAATATAAAGATGAATTATCTATTAATGGTGATTTGTCTTATCTTAATTTAGACTGGCAACCAGTTCCTATTTTATCTAAATTTGTAGATATAGTAGTTAATGGTATATCTCAAAAAAGTTATGATATAAAAGCTTACGCTCAAGATCCAAGCTCTGTAAAGAAAAGAACTGATTACGCTTCTCGTATATATGAAGACATGATGGCTAAAGACTATTTAAAAGAATTAAAAAATTCTTTAGGTATTGATTTATATCAAAGTCTAGATCCAAGCGCTATTCCAGAGTCAGAAGAAGAACTAGAACTTCATATGCAATTATCATACAAGCAAAGTATTGAAATAGCAGAAGAAGAAGCTATATCATCTGTTTTAGCTCAAAACAAATATGATTTGATTAGACGTAGATTAAACATGGATTTAACTGTCTGTGGTATTGCTGCTACAAAAACAAGCTTCAATACTGCTGAAGGCGTTAAAGTTGATTATGTAGACCCAGCTTATATGGTTTATTCGTATACTGAAGATCCTAATTTTGAAGACGTATATTATGTTGGTGAGGTTAAATCTATAACTATACCGGAACTTAAAAAAGAGTTTCCAAGTATTAGCAAAGATGAGTTAGAAATTATTCAAAAAATGCCTGGAAATAGACAGTACGTAACGGGCTGGGGAAATTATGATGAGAACACTGTTCAGGTTTTATATTTTGATTATAAGACTTATCACAATCAAGTGTTTAAAATAAAAAAGACTCCACAAGGATTACAAAAAGCATTAGAAAAAAACGATGAATTTAATCCACCAGAAAACGATGGGTTTGAAAGAGTATCAAGATCTATTGAGGTTTTATATAATGGAGCAAAAGTACTAGGAACAAATACAATGCTTAAATGGGAAATGGCTGAGAACATGTCAAGACCATTAGCTGATACTACAAAAGTAGAAATGAATTACGCTATATGCGCACCAAGAATTTACAAAGGTAGAATAGAATCTTTAGTAAGTAAATGTATTGGGTTTGCTGATATGATTCAATTAACTCATTTAAAGCTTCAACAAGTAATGTCTAGAATGGTACCAGATGGTGTTTATTTAGACATGGATGGTTTAGCCGAAGTTGACTTAGGTAATGGAACAAATTACAATGCTGCAGAAGCTTTAAATATGTATTTTCAAACTGGTTCTATAGTAGGTAGATCACTTACTCAAGACGGTGAAATGAATGCTGGCAAAGTTCCTATACAAGAACTTAATAGTTCTAGTGGACAAGGAAAAATACAAAGTTTAATACAAACTTATCAGTATTATTTACAAATGATAAGAGACGTAACAGGACTTAATGAAGCTAGAGATGGAAGCACTCCAGATAAACAAACATTAGTAGGATTACAAAAGATGGCAGCTAATGCTTCTAACGTAGCAACTAGACATATAAAGCAAGCTAGTTTATTTTTAACTCTTAGAATTGCAGAAAATATTGCATTAAAAATTGCTGATGCACTAGAATTTCCGTTAACTGCTGAGGCTTTAACTAATTCTATATCTAATTATAATGTTAATACATTAGTAGAAGTTAGTAGTTTAAATCTTCATGACTTTGGTATATTCTTAGAACTAGAACCAGACGAAGAGCAACAAGCTCAATTAGAACAAAATATTCAAGTAGCCCTACAGTCAGGTGGTATAGATCTAGAAGATGCTATAGATTTAAGACAAATTAAAAACCTTAAATTAGCTAATCAAATGCTTAAGATTAAGCGTAAAGCTAAAGCTAAACAAGATCAAGAGAACCAACAATCTAACATTAGAGCTCAAGCTGAGGCTCAAGCAGATTCTGCTGAAAAAATAGCAATGTCAGAAGTACAAAAACAAGAAGCTATTTCTGGCTCTAAAGTTCAATTTGAACAAGCTAGCAATCAGATGGAAATACAACGTATGGAACTAGCTGCTCAATTAGAAATGCAAAAAATGCAAACACAGCATCAATTTGATATGCAACTAAAGCAAATGGACATGGAATCCGTTGGTCAAAAAGAACAGATGATAGAAGATCGTAAAGATACTCGTATAAAAATGGAAGGTACTCAACAAAGCCAAATGATAGATCAAAGAAAAAATGATTTATCACCTATAAATTTCGAACAACAAGATGTGGCTGAAATAATGCCAACTATTTAATTTTTAATTATTTAATCATATTATATTATGTCAGAAGTAAAAACAAATGAACCTGTTAAACAGGAAGGAGACTTTAAAATAAAGTCTAAAAAGAAAACACCAAAAAATCTAGGATCGGTAGATAAAGAAATTGTAAAGGTTAACATTAAAGAACCTTTAATAGAATTACCACCTGATGTAACAAAGGTTACAATACCTAACGATGTATTAAAAAAAGAAGAAGATGCCATTCAAATCGGAGAAACAAAGGAAGTACCTGTGGAAAAACCATCCGGAAATAGCGCAGAGGTGGGAGAACCTATACAAGAGTCCAACAAGGATGTTGAAAGGTTTTCTGCGATCACCGAAGTTGAAAAACAAGAAGTAAAGCAAGTTACTAAAGAAGTAAAAGAAGCTATACGTGATGAAAAAATACTAGGTAAAGCATTACCTGAAAATATTGAAAAACTAGTTACTTTTATGGAAGAAACTGGTGGAACCATTGAAGATTATACAAGACTTAACGCTGATTATTCAAGCGTTGACGACAATACTTTATTAAAAGAGTATTATAAAAAATCAAAACCTCATTTAAACGAGGAAGAAATTGGATTTGTTATGGAGGATAATTTCCACTATGATGAAGACATGGACGAAGAGCGTGAAGTCCGAAAAAAGAAACTCGCTAAAAAAGAAGAGATTGCAAAAGCTAAAAACTTTTTAGAGGAAACTAAGGCAAAATATTACGAGGAAATCAAGTTGAGACCCGGAATAACTCAAGACCAACAAAAAGCTACAGACTTTTTTAATCGCTACAACAAGCAACAAGATGTGGCTACTGAACAACACGAAAAGTTTAAACATGACACTCAAGAACTATTTAACGAAGATTTCAAAGGTTTTGATATCTCAGTAGGAGAAAAGAGTTTTAAGTACAATATTCAAAATCGTGAAAAAGTAGCAGAAAATCAATCGAATCTCAATAACTTAGTTAAGAAGTTCTTAAACGAAGATGGAGACGTAGTGGATACTTCTGGTTATCACAAAGCCATGTACGCTGCTGAAAATGTTGACAAAATTGCTAGTCACTTTTACGAACAAGGAAAGGCTGATGCCGTTAAAGACGTCATTAGTAAATCTAAAAATTTAACCGATACTAAAGCTAGAACAGGAAGTTCAGGCGATATTACTGTTGGTGGTTTTAAAGTAAAAGCAATTAGTGGATTTGATTCAACAAAATTAAAAATTCAAAAAAGAAAATTTAACTAATTTAAAAAACTAAAAAAATGGCTTTAACTCCACAATTTGGTAGTTTAATACCTTCGCAGGCTCAACAACTTCTGCCTAGTAACTACCTACAATTTAATACAGGCGCTGCTCCAGTAAATGATTTTGCTCAGCAGTTTTTACCTGAAATTTACGAACAAGAAGTAGAAAGATACGGAAACCGTACTCTATCTGGATTCTTAAAAATGGTTGGCGCTGAAATGCCAATGACTTCTGATCAAGTAATTTGGTCTGAACAAAATAGATTACACGTCAGTTACGCTAGCGTTGGTATCGGAGCGAATGCTGCTGGTGCGAATGTTATAACTGTAGGCGCAAATGTTACTAATGTGATTTCAATCAATGATACTGTAGTATTAATGAACGGAAACACAGGTGCAGAAAGAAAATGTATTGTAACTGCTTCAGCTCCAGGAGCTGGTGGTACCTTTACTGTAGTTCCTTTTGTAGCTGGTGCTGGACTTGTCGCTGCTGGTGGTGGGTCACTTGTACCTGCTGTTGTAGCTGCTGGTGCATCAAACGTTAAAGTGTTTGTGTATGGTTCTGCTTATGCTAAAGGAACAAACTTAGTACCAGGTGGTAATGTTGCCGCTGGAACTGCTCCAAGAAACTCTATCACACCTCAGTTAACTCAATTTTCTAATTCACCAATAATCATTAGAGATCAATACACTATTAGTGGATCTGATATGGCTCAAATTGGTTGGGTTGAAGTTGCTACTGAAGATGGTGCTTCTGGATTCCTATGGTATCTAAAAGCTGAGTCTGAAACTAGACTACGTTTCGAAGATTACTTAGAAATGGCAATGATAGAAGGTGAATTTAATCAAATCGCTGCAGGTGCAGGTGTTGGTAACTTAGTTTTACCAGGTACTGAAGGTTTATTTGCTGCTATTCAATCTCGTGGAAATGTAGAAGTAGGATTTACTGCTGCTGCTGGACTTGATGAGTTTGATGCAATACTTAAAAATCTTGACACTCAAGGAGCTATTGAAGAAAACATGTTATTCTTACAGAGACAAACATCTCTTGATTTTGACGATATGTTAGCTTCTATCTCTGGTGGATTTGCTGGAGGAACTGCTTTCGGTTTATTCGAAAATTCTGAAGAAATGGCTTTAAACTTAGGTTTTAGTGGTTTCAGAAGAGGTTCTTATGACTTTTACAAAACAGATTGGAAATACTTAAATGATGCTTCTACAAGAGGTGGAATCGTAGGTATCAATTCAATTGAAGGTGTATTAGTTCCTGCTGGAACATCTACAGTTTATGATCAAATTTTAGGAACTAACATCAGAAGACCTTTCTTACACGTAAGATATAGAGCGTCTCAAGCTGATGATAGAAGAATGAAATCTTGGTTAACTGGTTCTGCTGGTGGAGCAATGAATTCTACTCTTGATGCTATGGAAGTAAACTTCCTATCTGAAAGATGTTTAGTAACTCAAGCTGCTAACAACTTTGTATTATTCAAAGGAATCTAATTGATTCAAAATTAATGTAATTTTTACCCTCGTTATATCAACGGGGGTAACTATTACTTTTATAACTATTTAATTTTATTATATTATGGCTAAACAAGCTAAAGCAGAAACTATTGAGGTTGCACCTCAACCGGTAGCTACAAAAGTAGCACCAAAACCAACTAAACCAAGTTGGGAAATGAAAGATAGAGTCTATTTTTTAGATGGAGATAAATCTCCTTTAACTTTAACAATTCCAGGTAGACATACAAGAAAACACGCTTTATTGTATTTTGATGAAAAAACTGGTAACCAAAGAGAAATAAGATATGCAACGAATCAAGACTCACCTCTTGTAGATGAACAAAAAGGTGAATGCACGATGGGACATATTGTATTTAAAGATGGAACGTTAAAAGTATCTAAAACACAACAGAATCTACAAAAATTATTATCTATATATCATCCTTTAAAAGGAAAGCTATATCATGAATTTAGTGCAATAGCTGTAGCGGAAGATGAACTTCAAGATTTAGACTTACAGATTGATGCTTTAAATGCAGCAAGAGAACTAGATGTTGATCATGCTGAAGCTATATTAAGAGTTGAATTAGGATCAAAAGTGAACCAAATGAGTTCTAAAGAACTTAGAAGAGACTTACTATTGTTTGCTAAAAGAAACCCTGCATTATTTATTAACTTAGCTAACGATGAAAATGTTCAACTTAGGAATTTTGCAATTGTGGCTGCTGAAGCTGGAATTATAACAATGTCTCCTGATCAAAGAACAATTCATTGGGGATCAAATAACAGAAAGTTAATGAACGTTCCGTTTGATGAAAACCCTTACTCAGCGTTTGCAGCTTTCTTAAAGACTGATGAAGGTGTAGATATCTATAAATCTATAGATAAAAAACTATAAAAACAAGTGATACTATTATAAGGCGGCTTAACGTCGCCTTTATAGTATTTAAAACAAATAATAATGGCGGTAAATATAAACACAGTATACACAACAGTCTTGTTCATATTAAACAAAGAACAAAGAGGATATGTTACTCCAATAGAGTTTAACAGTCTAGCTGTTCAAGTACAAGAAGAAATCTTTGCTTCATATTTTCCAGATGGTAATCAACTTAACAGATTCAATCAAAACAATCAACAAAACGATACAGAGTTTTTTAACATGTTTAAAGGCAATGCTTATAAACTTTATCCTTTTGAACAAGAAACTGCATTTACTTTAGACGTACCATCACAGTCGTTTTATTACGCTGGCACCCGTACAGTCTACAAGCTAGGTGAAATAATTTCTACATACACAGGTAACCCAACCCGTAATTCAATAACTCAACTAACGAGTAAAAGTGATTTTTCTACAATCACAAGATCCAAACTAACATCTCCAACAAATCAATATCCAATTGCACACAATACACATGCTGTAGTAGTAACAACTCCACCTTCACCGGCTAGGTTAGTGGTAAACATATCACCTGTTCCTAACTCTGTAAGCATTAATTGTTTGTTTAGGCCTACTAATCCTGTATGGGGTTTTGATGTTGGTACACTTGGCCAATATACTTTTAACGCAACAACGTCTACTGATTTTGAATTAGACGTATCAGAACAAACAAACCTTATAATAAATATACTTAAGTACTGTGGTATAATAATAAGCGATCCAAATATAGTGCAACAAGCTCAAGCTGAAGCACAGCAAGTAGAAACTAATGAAAAAAGCTAATAAAATATGCCAATTCCAAACGGAGGTTTAATAACCGAAACTAACGAACAATATTACGCAGGCGCACAAGGCTTTAGAGCACTAACCGCGTTAGCAGGTCAATCTTTTGCAACAACTTTTAATACAGATTTAATACTAGGTAGTTCTGATCCAACACAATTAAACTATGCTTTAAATAATTTTAAACTTTATACTAGCGCTGATGGCGTAACTTATGTAGAATATATATTAGCTTTCACAGCTGTTAATAATTCTATAATTTTTACAGCAGCTATACCTCTTGGAACTTATGTTATAGTTCAAATGAAAGCCTTAGACGGTGGATCATTTGGAGCTAGAGATGCTACAGGTGAAACAGTAGAAGAGAACTACGGTGGTTATTCTTATATAAGCATTAATGATATTGTGGATAACTTTATGGTTGGTTACGTAGGTGACGGTAAATTAATACAAACATGTAAAAAATCTGACGTTGTATTTCATGTAAAGCGCGGTATGCAAGAATTTAGTTATGATACTTTAAAAAGTATTAAGTCTCAAGAACTAACTATACCACCAAGTTTAGCTGTTATACTACCACAAGACTACGTTAACTACGTAAGAATATCTTCTATAGATAATCTTGGTGTTAAACGTATAATATATCCAGCTAATAACCTTACAATAAGTCCTTATGAAATGCCTTTGCAAGATAATGCTGGTCAACCAACTCAGGATAATTTTGGAGATAACTTAGAAGGAACTTCTATAACAGAAGAAAGATGGAAAACAACTAACGACAGACAAATTACAGGCGTATTTAATACTGATAATTTAAACGCGTTTTTTGATTTTATGCAAGATGGTTATGGTTATGGCATGGGTGCTTATGGTAGAAGATATGGTTTAAATCCTGCAACTACACAAATAAACGGTTGGTTTAATATGAATGAAAGAGAAGGTAAAGTAGCTTTTTCTAGTAATTTATTAGATAGATTAATTGTGTTAGAATATATATCTGATGGACTTGCTTACGACTTAGACAGTAGAGTACCTAAGATGGCCGAGGATGCAATGTATTCTCACTTACTGTATTCTATACTATCTACAAGAGCTGGAACCTCAGAGAGCGTTGTTCAACGTTTTAAAAGAGATCGTAGCGCGAAACTTAGAAATGCTAAAATAAGACTATCTAACATTAAGCTTGATGAAATAACTCAAGTAATGAGAGGTAAATCTAAATGGATAAAATAAAAAAATAGATGGCACAAATTAGCAATAATTTCCTTAAAGGCAAAATGAATAAAGACCTAGATGCTAGGTTGTTGCAAAATGGAGAGTATAGAAACGCGATCAATGCTTCAATAAGTAAATCAGAAGGTGCTAACGTTGGTGCTTTAGAAAATGTATTAGGCAATTCATTGGTTACAGATTTCAATACTTTAACTGGTGCTACTAATTTAAAATCTATTGGTTATTTAACTGATGAAATAAACAACACAGTGTACGTGTTTTTAACAAGCAACGAATTAGCTATTTTTAATACCGCTGTTGATGCGAATTATATAATATCCTACAACGCGCTTCAAGGACCAACTTCAGCTGTTATTTTAGTGCAAGGTGCTTTCTTAAACTTTTCGCAATTAAACCCTATATACGGGGTTAATATATTAGAAAATCTACTATTTTGGACTGACAATAGAAATCAACCAAGAAAAATAAATGTTGTTAGTGCTCTAGGCCTTAATTATTATACAACAGAAGATCAAATATCTGTTGCAAAATATAATCCATATCAACCTATAGAGTTTTTCCAAAAAATAACAAGCAAAGAAACAACCGCAAATCCATTGTTACTTCCTGCTGTTGATGATTATCAAACAACTATGTTTGATGTATCTAGTAAAGCATATCCTGATGGAGGCTCTGCAACAAGTACTAGCACCAATCCGTTAGCTACCGCTACAGGTTTAAGTGCTCCAATATTAATAAACGCTAATACAGCACAAGGAAATGTAACAACTGGAGATAAAGTATATTACCTAGACACAAATGGTGTTTTAATTGATACAGGAAAAGTGGTAGTTACTGCTCCTACTATAGCAGTACCATCTTTTACCACTGACGCTGATATAACTGCATATGTTGTAGCTGGTACGCTTTTGTTTGTTTTTAATGCTAACCCTTATTATGAAGATGATTTTAGTGGAGATTCAGAATTTTTAAAAGATAAATTTGTAAGGTTTAGTTATAGATTTCAATTTGATGATAATGAGTATTCTATATTTGCTCCATTTACACAGCCAGCTTTTATACCAGAACAAGACGGATACTTTAGATATAATAAAGATTGGACTTCAGCTACTACTAATATAACAGACGAAGAAGACACCTATAGAAGTACTATAGTTGATTTCATGGAAAACAAGGTAACTAAAATATTACTTAATATACCTTTACCAACAGAGCAAGAAAATTTAGTAAGTAAATTTAAAGTAACTTCTATAGATATTTTATACAAAGAATCAGATGCTTTAGCTGTTAAAGTTATAGATACAATAAACGCACCATTCGGCGACCCTGTAGCAAAGTCTACTGATATACTTACTTACGAGTATAACTCTAAAAAACCTTTTAAAACTTTACCTTCTGATGAGATAACAAGAGTGTTTGACAAGGTTCCTGTTAGAGCTTTTTCACAAGAAATATCAGCTAATAGAGTAATATACGGTAACTTTCAAACTAAACATACTCCACCTGCAACTATAGATTACAGTGTTAATGTGGCTGAGAAAGAAGATAACACAGCAGATGCAGCTACTCCTCCTGGTAGTATAGAAAGCAAGGTTAGTAAGTTAGAATATCCAAGCAGCACTTTAAAACAAAATAGAACATATCAAGTTGGTGTAGTATTATCTGATAGATTTGGAAGACAATCAACTGTAATATTATCAAGCCAAGATAGCACGGTTCAAAGTGGTGGAAATAATTTTGGAGGTTCTACAACTTTTACAGCTTATTTAGATGAAACTGTAGACAAAGTTACGTTTCCAGGTAATGCATTAAGAGTTTTGTTTAATCAACCAATAGGTCCAGACTCTCCTAACACTAGTACTGGTTGGCCTGGTATATATAATGATGATACTACTGACACAAACTATAATCCATTAGGTTGGTATTCTTATAAAATAGTAGTAAAACAACAAGAGCAAGAATACTACAATGTATATCTTCCTGGTGTTTTAGCTGCTTATCCAGACGATAAAGAATTAGAATTAGGTAAAACTTCTCACACGGTTTTAATAAACGACAACATAAATAAAGTTCCTAGAGATTTAGTTGAAGTTGGTCCAACACAAAAACAATTTAGAAGTAGTGTTGATTTAAACGGTAGAGTAGAAAATCAAGATTCAAGCCCTACTTCACAAAACTCAAGATTCACAAATAAACAATTTTACCCAACTAAAGCTGGAGATGTAGTAAGTACCATAGCTAGTGACGATGATTTGTTTAACGGTGAAAACACATTGGTTAATTTTATACCAAGTCAAGCTTTTTATAGTATAGATTCAAATCCGTTTATAGCTAGAATATCTACAACAAAACAATTTGGAGTTACAAATACTAATATCACTAGAACAACACTAGCTCAAGCGACTCCAGATAGTATTACGATTAATGTAATCGCCGGTACAGGTGCTATTAACCCAGGCGACACAGTTACTGGAGGAACAATTGTACCAGGTACTATCGTCACAGACGTTGTCACTAATAGTGAAATTGAAGTTAACAAAAAACAAACACTAGTAGCTGGCACAACTTTAAATTTCCATAAAGGATCTCCAATAAGAAACTTACAAAACTTAGCAGTCTTTGAAACAGATCCAGTATTATCTGAATTAGATATATTCTGGGAAACATCAAGTAGTGGTTTAATAACAGATTTAAATCAGGCTATAATAGACGACAGTGCTGCATCAGCATCAATAGATGGATTTAACGACACTAATTTTACAGAAGCTATAGTGCCAGGTTTTTCTGCACCACCAGAAAGTTCTCTTACAACCGCTGGAACCTTATATGACCCTAACTCTTTTACTGTAACTGGAGGCACAGCCGGAGCCTCAGGATTAACTGGAACTATTGACACTATAACTGGCGGAGGCGCAACAGGTCCTATAGCAACTTATACTATTACAAATCAAGGAAATGGACTATATCAAGTTGGTGATGTTCTTACTATTGTTCAACCTGGAGCATCTGGAGGAACAATAACTATAACCGCAATAAACGTTAATCCTTTGTTAGGTATTGGTAATTTTACTTTACAAAATCAAGCAAGTGTTGATTATCCTTACGGAACAGGAACTGGTCAAGGTATTTTAACTTTAGTAAGCGTTTTTGATCTTAACTTACAAGACAGATCAGACGAGTTTGTTTTAAACGACAATAACACAATAGGTGTTGTGGGTGTATATAGCGTTGGTGTAAAAGGTAACGCGTCAAACCCTTATTATTATTATGGTTTTCCAACAGAGGCTAGATCATTTAGATTTTTATTTAGAAGCGTTGTAAATAGTATTATTCAAGAGTTTTATGAAGACGTTGAACTGGAAAATCTTGTTCCTGTAATAACAGGTTGCGTAGCTAGCGTTACGCCTACAGGTGGTAATGGTACAGCTTTTTCAACTATTGCTGAATTATATGCAGTAAACGGAAGTGCTTACGGTTTAAAGAAAGCAACAGACTTAACATGGACACTAACAGAAGCAGCGGGTAATAACTATTTTAACATCTCTACTTCTGTAGTCAATAATTATCCAACGGCTGGTAACAATGCTTTGAAAGCAGTTATAACAGTAAACGGCTTTGGTGGAGATCCTCCAAATAGAACTTATGGTTTAAGAGCAAGTGTTTCTGATGCTGGTAATTTAACCGCAGCTTGTATTTTTAATGTTGTAATTAACGTAACGGTGTGTCAATTTTTACAATCATCAGCAGCAAACCCAACACCAGACTACGATCCAACAGTACCTGGCCAAGCTAACGCACAAGGTAATCAATATCAGTTTAAAGCAGATTGGACAAATTGTTCGGGTGGCGCAGAGACTGTAACACTTGACGCGGATGGAGTAGTATTTTGTAGACAAGCGTTAGGGTCTGCTATAACTTGGGAGTTATTATTACCTACAAATGCAATTCCTACCGCTGATAGAACAGGAGTGTTCAACGCTGTGGTTAGTAGTTGTGGTGGTGGAGTAAGTCCATAGTTAAATAAGTGAAAAAACAAGTAATAATATTAATAGAATATGGGTGTAATAGTAGAAGTTAAATACTTTAACAGTTTTTTGTTAAGAAAAACTAGCACAACAGTAAGACCGGTCTGGAATGGATCTTTTGGTATACCCCAAACTATTGGCGGTTTTAATGTTCATACAAATACAACAAATGATTTTAACTGGGTAATAGAAGAATCAAGAATAAGAGGTGGCTATAACAATACATCTGTAGACTTTGGCGTAAAAGCTTACTTAGTAGAAGACGAACCAAACGCCTCAAGAAGATCTAACACTTTAATATACTCTGGTATATTTAATTCTAGAACTGGAATAAATGATACTAATGTTTTTTCAGTTGGACAGAACATAACTAAAAGTGCTGATCCTGCAAATGGATCAATACAAAAGCTATATGCTGAAGATACTAATTTAATTATACTTCAAGAACAAAAAATAAGTAGAGCTTTAGTTAACAAGAGCGCTATATATTCTGCTGAAGGAAACGCAACAGTAACTTCTTCTAATTTAACAATTGGTGTTATTCAACCTTTCCCTGGTCAATACGGAATAAGCAAAAACCCTGAAAGCTTTGCTGTTTATGGATATGACAAATACTTTGCAGACGAAAGTAACAACGTAATGCTAAAACTATCAGGCGGAAGTGTTAAAGAAATATCTGGAGAAGGTATGACTGATTATTTTAGAGATCAAATAAACTTTATTAATACGCCACAATCATCTGGTTTTATTCAAGGTGGTTGGGATATACATAATAAACAGTATGTAACTTCTTTATATAGAGATCCAATACAATTTCCTAATGATGCTTTTGCTACACTAGCATATGGCCAATCAATTGGTGGAGGAGCTGGGTGGACAACTTTCTATAGTTTTAAACCTGATCAAATGTTTAGCTTAAGAGATAAGTTATATAGTCTTAAAGATGGACAACTATGGCAACATTATTCTACAGAGGTAGGAGCATTAAGAGGTAATTTCTATGGAGTATCTACGCCTAGTTCAATAACTTTTGTATTTAATCCTCAGCCTAATTTTTCTAAAACATTTAAAACTATATCTTACGAAGGAAGTAGTGGATGGGAAGTTACTAGCATGATATCAGATTCTACAGGTGAAGATCTTTTAGGTGGAGTTCTATATCAGGAAACAGAAGATAGATCTGTTAATTCAGATTATGATTCTTCACTACCAATTGTAGTACCTCCAGCCGCTATACCACCTTCTATATACAGCTTTCAACAAGGTCAGTATGATTCGCTAGGTAATGAATATCCTGCAGTATTAACTCCACCAATACAATACGCTGGTTTTAATAGAAAAGAAAATAAGTACGTTGCTAACATTATTAACAATAGTCCTGCGGCTATGGGCGAAATTGTTTTTGGTCAATCAATGAGTGGTATAAAAGGTTATTATACTACAGTTACTTTATCTACCGATAACGTAAGTAACGTTGGTGCAGAAAAAGAATTATTTAACGTTGGAACAGTTTACTCTGTAAACAGCGGTTATTAAATCAAATCAAATGGAATTAAAAAACATTGAAAGCATTGAAGCTTTAAAAAATGTTATGCTTAATGGTAATGAAAAAAATGGATTTTATGGAGATGGAAAAAGCATAGCAACAATACCAGACATACCAATAAAACATAGTTTTGCAGATCAATTATATGTAAGACAAATGAATTTAAAAAAAGATCATGTAATAGTAGGTGCTGTTCATAATCATTTACATGTTTGGTTTTTACTAACAGGTAAGGTTATTATAAACAATAATGGTGAAAAAATAGAACATACAGCACCATGTTATACTGTATCTAAACCAGGTTCACAAAGAATTATACTAGCTCTTGAAGATTCTATATTTGTAAATGTTCATAAGAATCCTACAAATACTCAAGATATACCTGAACTAGAAAAAGAAATAGTCTCAATGACAATAGAAGAATATAACATTAAATATAAAAACATATGAGTTTTGTAATCGCTGGAGCCGTGAGCGCCGGATCAAGCATAATCGGTGGTATCATAGGAGGTGGTAAAGCTAGAAGAGCAAAAAGAAGAGCTGCTAAAAAGCTAAAGAAAATGAATGCTAAAATGGCAGATCTAGAAGCTAACAGACAAGATATAATAAATCCTTACGAAGACTCTACTAACCTAAGCTCTATGATGAGTAATCCTATGGCTAATTTATCCGTAGCTACTCAAGCTGCTGAAATGCAAATAGAACAATCAGATATAAGTTTAGCTAATACACTAGATACTATTAGAGCTACAGGTGGTGGCGCTGGTGGCGCGACTGCTTTAGCACAAGCCGCATTACAATCTAAAAAAGGTGTTGCTGCTGGAATAGAGCAACAAGAAAAATCTAATGAAAATCAAAGAGCCGCAGGAGAACAAAGACTACAACAGCAAAAAATAAGTGAAGAACAAAGAATGCAAAGCCTAGACGCTGCTGGTAAATCATTTGTTTATGGTGAAAATGAAAAAAGAGAAATGGGTCAACTTAATAGACTACAAGCTCAAATAGATAATCAACAAGGTATAAAAGCTCAAGCTGGAAGAGATCAAACAGCTGCGTTAACTGGAGCAATAAGCGGTGTTGCTTCTGCGGCTGGAAGTTACATGGCAAATAAATCATAACATGGAAAATAGAAACATCACAACAAACACTTTAATAAAGCAAATGATACAAAGCGATGCTATAGCCTATAACATGGACTATATATCTAAGCCTGTTGATACTGAATTTGGTGTTTTAAATAGAGCTTACCAAGAAACTGGTAAAGAATATGCCTCGATAAAAATAGCTATACAACAAGGCAATTGTGCAGATCAATTTTGTACGGTTGAAAACGCTAGAATGATTCAAATAGAATCAGCGCCTAAGTTATCTTTACAGTTTTTGTCTAACGTTACTAGTGAATTAAGCGTTACTGAAACTCCTTATTATGATGTTAATAATGATTTTTCTTTTATGATAGCTAATTGTATATTAACTAAAAAACCTGGTTTTTCTAAAACTGATGGTTATGACATATTATTAGAATTAGTTCCAAATGGAACCCAACAATTAACTTTTATAGGTCCTGGTTTTGACACTCCTTTATCTATAAATAGTGCCGCTCTTGAAACATTGCTAGAGGCAGACACTTCTTTAGTAGCTGAAACTCCAGATATTAACAAAAGCATGATGGAGCTGTTAGTAGAGTCTCAATTATTTAGTGCAGATAATGTTGGAGAAAATGGACAATTATCTTCTGGCGCTAAAATATCAGAAGAATTTATATTAAAATTTAACGGAGCACCTGATTATGAAATTATTGATATAGGAAACGGCAAAGGTAGAAATATTCTTAGGTATGATGTAGATAAAATTGAAAAAAAAGTAACTCCTTTTATAAACGCTGAGGTCTCTGGTTTGTTGTCATCAGAACAAGAAGCTGTAGCAGCGTGGAACGTATTTTTATCTAAACTAACTAGTGAAGAAGAAGATGATCAAATGGTTCAAAACGCTAACGCTGGTAGTCAATCTTGGGATTATTTAACTGATCTACCTTTAATGCAAGATAAAAAAGAATTATTTGGATTAAAATATAAAGAATACTTTTTCAAAAATTATTTACATCAATTTTTAACAAATAAATTACCAAGCGTAGAAGAAGACGCTGCGGTGTTTGATTTAGCAGAAGCTAGAACAGCTAAAGCTCAACAGTTCATGGAAGATAACCAATAAATTAAATTAAATGAATAAGTTAGAATATATAGAAAGCTTAATAGCTCAAGGAGCAAATAGCACCGAAGTCTTTGAAAAAGCAAGACAATACGATATAGATAATCCAGTAAAGATAAACGACACCCAGAACCAGGATGCAACTGCGGTGTCAACGAACGCCAACGCATCCAACACGGAATCACAATCGGGAAATGGTTCATCGGCATCTCAACCTACAATTAATCCAGGTCAAGTTTTATCAAGAAATGATGGTTTTGAATATAAATATGAAATAGACCCAAATGATCCAAACCAAGGTATTTATTTTACTAGAAAAGAAGGATCAGAAGATGAATGGATAAACGCTAATAAAGATACTAGCGATGAAGGTAACGTTGCTAAAGCCTCAATAGCTAATTTATTTGGTCATTCTTCTTTTGATGAAAAGCAAAGAGGTCAATATTTTGACAATGTAGCTAAAAGAAAAGAACTTAAACAAGCAAAAATAGAAGCTACAAAACAGTATCAAAGAGATAACGAACTAGGTGTTCTTGGAATATTAGCAGAAGGTTTTCAAGGAGACACTGATGATTGGTGGGATTGGGATGGTGTTAGACTTTTTGAAGGAGCTGCAAGAGCTATTGGGGAAACAGCTGAAGGGATTCTTGATGTAGTTGATTTTACTTCATCTAAATTTGTAGTAGAACCTATAGCTGGAGCTTTAAACTACGCTGGACTAATGGATCTTAGTGATTACGAAGATGACTCTTGGGATGGTGTAAACTTTGACGGGTTAATTAACAATATAATAACTGATTATGCTTTAGGTGAAGGCGCAGAAGCCGGGGCTTATGGAGATAAATTTGATTTTGCTGAAGAAGTAGGTGATAGAATTGAAGGAGGCATGTTAGATATAGCTAGTGGTTTAATGGCTATGCCTAAACTTATAGCTGACACAAAAACAATGATAGGCGATACTGCAGGTAAAATACTACCTCAAGGAGCTATGGATTTCTTATCACACCCATTAGTACAAGGAACTCTTTTTGGGCCTGCGGGACAAGTAGGGCTTATTTTCGGTCAAAAAGATCTAGTTGAATATGGGGAAACAGCGTATGAAAGATTTAATAAAAAATCTAATCAGCTTAACATGACTTTAATGGATTTTGGTGAAGTTGGTATGACAGAGACCTTAGGAAAAGCTTTTGATGGAGAAGCTACTATGGAGCAAAGACTTGGCGCTTTTCTTACTGGTGGAGCTAGAATTACATCTTCAGCCTTAGGATCTTTACCTTCAGTTGCTCAGTCAATGATACCTTATGTTGGAATTGCTTCTATAGTTGCTGGTGAAGCAGCTAAAACAAATATGGAAAGTTCTAAAGATGGAAGACCTTTAGATTGGGCTAGGCTAGGTCATGCTTATGTTATTGGTGCTTCAGAAGGTTTACTAGAACTTGTTACTAAGAAAATTGGTAAAGGTATGTTCCAAGGTCTTAGAGGCGGTGGTAAAGAAGTTATACAAAAAAGTTTATTACAGTACGGTACTAAAGTAATGAAAGAATTTGGACAAGAAGGTTTGTCAGAAGTTGGAACGCTACTTATAAATCAAGCCGCTGACTACGTATATAAAGATGAAGTTGAAAACTTTTTACCAGCATGGGGTGAAGTAATAGACACGTTTATGATAGGTGGTGTTATGGGTGGTGGAATGAGTGCGGTAGGCGTAGGTGGTCAATTACTAAACAGTACAATACAAAGTAGAAATATAAAAAATAGCATGAAAGTTTCAGGTGATTCTAGCTTGAGCAGTATGTTTGATTCTATTAATCCTTTTTCAGAAGGTGGAGTTTCACAAGAAATAGCTAGAGGCGCAGAAGATTCTACTATTGCTATAGAAAGAGGACCAGACGGGCAACCACCAACTGACAGTGGCGTTAGCGGTAATCCTTTAGTTGACGCTAAAAATGTTAAACCAGAAAATATTGATGCTGTACCGAAAAATGAAGGAGTTTCAGAAACAGGCTTTGTTGATTCTAAAGGAAACAAAGAATCTAAAACAACTAATCCTTTAACGTCTAGAGAAAATATAGACGAAAACAATACAGCTAACGCGCCTGGTAAGCCAACTTCAAAACCTAAGTCTACATATACTGCAGATGAAAGAGCAGACGCAAAACATAGTATCATTACAAACCCTCAAACAGAAATGTTTTTAAACACAGAGCTAAAAAGAAAAGTAGCTTCTGGTGAAATAACAACTACTAAAGCTGAGGAAATAAAAAGAAACTTTAAACAACAACAAGGCGTTGCTAATCAAATTGCTAACTTAGGTTACTCTGGAGTGGCGCGTCAAAAAATTATTGATCTAATACCTGAAAGAAATAGATTAGCTCAAAAAGTAAAAGACGTAGGAGAAAGTAGTTTAACAAAACCTGAACAAGATAGAATTGCAGAAATTGATGCAGAGATAGGATCAATACCTAGAACAGATACACAACAAGCTCAGATAGATGCTGACGTTGATGCAGATATAGCTTTTACAGAAAAGTTTGGAAACATAGGCAAAAAAGACGGTGAGTTTAAAAACTTTATTGGAGAAAACAAAGCAGTTGTAACTTATAACACAACTAAAGAATTCATGGAAGCTACAGGTGTTGCTGATGGTAATGTAGACGCTTTTATAACTCCAGAAGGTCAAATAATAATAAACAAACAACACATGAGAGAAGCTGGCGCTATTGGCGTTGGTAGACATGAGTTGTTACACAAAATACTTAAATCACAATTTAGTGGACCTAATGGTGAAAACTTAAAAAATGATTTTTTAAAAATATTAGAACAAACAGATCCAGCTGGATATAAATTATTAATGTCTAGGATTAAACAAAAAGACGCTAATGGCGAGAGAATATATGACGATCCTTATTTAGAAGATAATCCAGACGAATACTTAACTATATACGCTTCGCTATTAGCTGAAGGTCAAATACCATTAGAAGCATTTGTAGAAAAACCTTCATTAGTAAAAAGATTAGGTAATTTCTTTTCTAATATATTTAGTGACGCTGCTAATGAAAATCCAGTAGGACCTAATGTTAAGCCAACTGACGTAGGTTTTAAAGACGGTAAAGATTTATATGATTTTGTTAGAGGCTACGTTAAAGATTCTAAATCTGGAGTGCTGTCTAATAGAGCTACAGAACTAGCAGAGCAAGGTAAAGATATAAAAGGAACTAAAGCACAGTCTAAAACTCTTACACCACTAGAAGCTATTAATGATTTGATACCTGCGGAAATACAAACTAAAGAACAGTTTGATAAATTCATGCGAAGTGAAAAAGATGCTAAAGCCATTGCCGACGCGTTGCAACCAGGTGGTGTTATAAATAATTATATAAGATCTAGAGAAACAAGTAGAGAGCAGGGTGATAAAATGATTGATGAAATGTACGAGCGTATATTTAACTTTAACCCTGAAGCAACTAGAGCTGATGGAAGTAAAGTAGGCGCTGAAGGTTTTGGTGAATCTATATTTGCTAATACTAGATTTGCTAAAATGGTAGCAAATAAAAAGCTAGCAGAAAAAAGCGAAAGACAAAAACAAGAAAAAAGCATTGATAGCGGAACTTTACAAATAGCAGACGATACTACTGTAGCTAAAAAAGACGATACTAAAGTAGCTAAAAAACCTAGTGAAACAACAGGTTTTGATGAAGCTACTGAGTCTAGAATTGATGAAGCAGTAAATAAAAGCTTTAAAGGTGATAATGTTAAGTTTTCTGAAACTAAAAACGTGCCTAAAGAAGTTGCTAATGTTTATGGTGAAATGTTTGGAATAAATCCACAAACAATAACTGATAAAACAAGAAATTATTCTAAAAAAGATGCAGAAGGTTTAACTAAAGCTAAACAGTTTTTACTTAAAAATGCTAAAAATGATTTTGCACGTTTACCTGAATTAAAAGATGACTTTGGTAAAGGTACTTTTGTACCTAAAAACGTTAAAGACGCTTTATATACTGATGGTAAATTAACTGGTAGCTTAAAAGAATATATAGATCTTATTAGAGAAAAACCAGTTAAACCTATATATAGAGATCGTGTAGGCCAAACTATTAGAGGTTTATTAAATCTAGCTATTAGAAATCGTATGCTGGAAACAGCGCAACCTTCACAAGGTAAAAGATTACAGTCAGGCGCTAAGTTTAGTAAAACTATAACGACAGAACAAAACGAAATTCTTTCTAAAATAGGAGCAGCACGAGACAAACAACAGACTAGAGAAGCTGCTGGTATTAAAAACACTGTTATTAATAATAGCAACAGAGTTAAAATGCAAAAAGAACTTCAAGACGCTATTGATACAGGAAAAATAAGTACAGAAACTTTTGACGCAGCTAGGTTAGCTAACTCTGGAGCTAAAAGAAGCAGACTTGCTAATGGTGATGTTGTTTATGATTTAAGCAACGGTCAAACAATACCGGGTGTTTTAAAAGAAAGTGCAACTGGCGAAAGATTATTTGATCCACCTACGGCTAAACAAGTTGAAGCGTTTGCTGGTACAGGAGTAACTTTAGTTGCTGAAAATAATAGACTATATTATGGAGTTAAAGATCCAGCTTACATAAAAGCTAAAGCAGCTACTAAACCTATGTCAGAGTTAAAAGCTATAAGGGTTAATGTAAAAAATGCTTTTACAGAAACAGGGCAAGATCAAGCTAAGCAAAACCAAGATATATTATATAACGTAAGTAAAGAGTTAGAAGCAGCGGTAAAATCAAAAGACATAAGCCCTGAAATGATGGCTACAATTATAGAAGGAGCTTATCAAGCTACCACTGGATTAATTAAAATATCATATCCTTTTGTAGGTAAATCTGTTAAGGGTGAATATGCTTTAACTGGTAAACCAAACCAAAGAACTGGTCAATCAAAATTTAGAGAAGAGCATAATCCACCAGCTTCTACAACTGGAGGTAGTTTAATTTATGCCATTAAACAAGGTATTGTAGATTTAGTTTTTCCTGGTATAAGAAAAAATACAGGTCAAATTTTATTAGCTAAAATAGATGATAGAAAAATTGATATTGCTAAGAAAGATTCTACTATGGACGAAGGAAAAACCATAATGGATAATCAAATTACTAGAATAACTGAATCTGATATAAATATAAACACAATTATAGACCCTTTAACTAATCAAACTTTTGCAGAACAAAACAACGTAAAAGTACCTAAAGAGTTTTATTTTTACCCTGATGTTGTTTCTTTACAAAAAAAATTAGTAGCAGAACAACAAAGATCTGAAAACCCATTAAGTGCTAAAAAAGCTCAAGCAAGAATTAATGTTTATGTTAAAAGTTTAGCTAAACTTAAAAACAAAGCAAGTAAAACTCTTACTAATCAATTTAGCCCAAAGTTATCAGAAAACGCTACTACAGAACAAAAAATAGAAACATTAGGTAATTACGATAAAACTCTTAAGTTTTCAAGATCTTTAAATACAAAACCTAAAGGTATAAGCGTATTTGATTTTGATGATACTTTAGCTAGAACAAAAGAAAAAGTTATAGTTACTAAAGCTAATGGAGAAATAAATGAAATATCAGCTGCTCAGTTTGCAGAGCAAGCTAGTAATTTAGAATCTGATGGAGCTACTTTTGATTTTAGTAATTTTGACAATGTTGTCAATGCTAAAAAAGGTCCATTAGCTGATCTTGCTTTAAAACGTCAAGGTAAGTTTGGAAGTAAAGATATATTTGTTTTAACAGCTAGGCCACAAATTGCAGCTACAGGTATTAAAGCATTTTTAGATGGTATAGGTTTAAACTTACCATTAGATAACATTACAGGTTTAGAAAATGGAACACCACAAGCTAAAGCTAATTGGGTTATAAGTAAAACAGCAGAAGGTTATAATGATTTTTATTTTGCTGATGATGCTATTGGAAATGTTAAAGCTGTAAAAAACATATTAGATCAAGTAGATGTAAAGTCTAAAGTACAACAAGCTAAATATAGTAAAAGCGTTACTTTTGATAAAATAATGAATAACATTATTGAAGGTAAGACTGGTATAAAAGCTGAGGCTGAATTTTCTAAAGCAAGAGCGCAAACAGTTGGAGCTAAAAAAGGTAGATTTACTTTTCTTACAACACCGTCAGCTGAAGATTTTAAAGGTTTGTTATATAGATTACTAGGTAAAGGAAAAGTTGGAGACGCACAAAGCCAATTTTTTAAAGATAATTTATATGATCCATACAATAGAGCAGAGCAAGCTGTAACAAGAGCTAAAATATCTGCTGCTAATGATTTTAAAACTTTAAAGAATAGTCTTAAAACACTACCTAAGTCTTTATCTAAATTAACTGGTATTGGAGGGTTTACATTTGCTCAAGCTGCTAGAGTTGCAGTATGGACAAGACAGGGTATGGAAGTTCCTGGATTATCTAAAAGAGATGCTAAAGAGTTAAATGATTTTATAGATAACAACGCTGAACTTGACGTTTTTGTTAGTGAACTAATAAATATACAAAAAGGCAAACCTTATCCTAAGCCTGGTCCAAACTGGTTAGCTGGTAATATTACCTCTGATATTGTTAACGAAATTAACAAGGTTAATAGAAAAGAGTACATGCAAGAATTTAATGAAAATCTTGACATAATACTTTCAGAAAAAGTAATGAACAAACTTGAAGCTGCTTACGGTCCTAGATATGTAGAAGCTTTACGTGATCAAATACGTAGAATGAAGTCTGGTAGCAACAGACCAGTTGGTAACTCAAGAATTGTTGACCAAGTACTAAACTGGTTAAATAATTCTGTTGGTGCAATAATGTTTTTAAACACAAGATCTGCAGTATTACAGACTATATCTGCGGTAAATTTTATAAATTTCGGTAATAATAACCTTATAGCCGCCGGTAAAGCTCTTCTTAATCAAAAGCAATATTGGAAAGATTTCATGACTTTAATGAATTCACCTTACTTAGTTGAAAGACGTGATGGTTTAAAAATTAACGTTAGTGAATCTGAAATAGCAGATGCTGTATCAGAAAGCTCTAACAAACCTAAAGCTTTTTTAAACTTATTACTTAGCAAAGGTTTTGTTCTTACAAGAATTGCTGATAGTTTTGCTATTGCAGCTGGAGGTTCTACATTTTATAGAAATCAAATTAAAGCTTACATGAAAAGCGGTATGGATCAAGCAGCTGCTGAAAAACAAGCGTTTGATGATTTCTATGCTGTCGCAGAAGAAAGTCAGCAATCAAGTAACCCTAGTAAAATATCACAACAACAGGCGTCAGGTGCTGGTCGTGTAATACTAGCTTTTGCTAATACACCAATGCAGTATGCTCGTATAATTAAAAGAGCAACTCAAGATCTTATAAACGGTAGAGGTGATTGGAAAACTAACGTATCTAAAATAGTTTATTACGCAGCAATACAAAACCTTATATTTAACGCGTTATCAGCGGCTCTATTTGCTTTAGCGTTTGGCGAGGAAGATGAAGAAGAAGAAGATAAAACAGGTAGAATCGCAAATGGTATGGCTGATTCACTTTTAAGAGGTCTTGGTATACAAGGTGCAGCGGTTGCTGCTATCAAAGACGCTTTAATTACTATATACGAAGAAGCTAATAAAGAAAAAGGAGCGCCTGAGTTTAGAAAAGCTATACAAGATTTATTTGGATTTTCACCACCACTTGATGCTAAAATTAGAAAATTAAACAGTGGGCTTAACACTTTATCTTGGGAACGTGAAAAAATGGAACAAGAAGGTTTTAACCTAAACAATCCTGCTTATTTAGCTTATGCTCAAGTTATAGCTGGTTTAACAAACATACCTTTAGATAGAGCAATACAAAAAATAAACAACTTAAGAGCTGCAGTAAGTAACAGTTCTGATAAATGGCAAAAAGTTGCTTTACTTATGGGTTGGTCTGCTTGGGATTTAGGTTTACCTTACTATGGCGTTGAAGACAAAGAAGTTCAAACACCACAGACTATACTTAGAGATAAGGTATTAAAAATGAAGAAAGATACTAGTGGAGCAGAACAAAAACAAATGCTACTAGACTTAGGTCTTACTAAACAAGAAATAGTAAAATTAAAATACGAAGAGATTAGAATTAAAAAAATAATTGAATTACAAAACAAAAAATAATGGGTGCAGAAAAAAAACTACAAAAATTATTAGACAAAGCTAATAAAGGTACCGGTAATACTACTGAAGCAACAGACGGTAGAGGAGAAATTAGCGATGCTTTAGTTGACTCTGGTAAAGGTAGATTAGTTAAAAAAGGTAAAAGGCTGTATGATAGAATGAACAAAGGTTCAGGTATTAAAATGGTTAGTCCTTTAAATTTTCCAGGAGCTAATTCTTCAAATTCTTCTTGCTGGGATGGTTATAGAAAAGATGGAGTAAAAGACTCACCTAGCGGAACAGGTGAAACAGTTAATAATTGCGTAAAAATAGGAAGTCCTGCTAAACAAGACTACAACGAGGTTAATGTTCAGGATCTGCAAGACATGGGTAAAGTTAAAAAGAATAAAAAAGGAAAATACGTTGTTAACGAAAACCCAAAAACTGTAAACGACACTTTATATATTCCTAAAAAATTCAGATCATATACAGGCAAAAAACTTAAAGTTGGTGAAATGATAGACGAAAGTGATTATGAAAATCTTTCTAACGAAACTAATTAAAATAAATAATATGAAAAAACTTGTAATATTAGTAATGCTACTATGTAGCTGTGGAAGTTATCAATATATTCCTAATAGTGTCTATGTAGATGTGCAAACATCTCCAGAAGACATAACATCTATATTCACTAGTTTTAACACAGATATAGTACGTATAAAATTCAAACCTTTTAAACCTCGTTTTTACTTTGCTAATAACTACGGGTATTGGGGCATGAGACCTTTATGGTATGATTTTAATTTTTATCAAGGTAGTTATTACTCTTATTATTCTAGTTTTTACAGACCATGGAATTACTGGGATTACTATATGATACCTTGGAATCAAGGACCTTTTAATAATCAAGGTTACAATGTAGTTTATAATTCTAGTAGAAGAAATAGTACTATGTCCGCGAAAGATAGAAGAGGTAATGCCGCTATGATAGAAGCTTCTAAACGTAAAAAACTAATAGCAACAATAAACAAACCTATTGTTATAAAGCCAAGAGTTAATTATAATAAAATAAAACCTAATTTTAATAAACCTAGCTTTAATAGTAAGCCTAGTTTTAATAGTAAACCTAGTTATAACTCTAGACCAAGTTATAATTCTAAACCTAGCACTAATTCAACTCTTATTGTTACGAGAGGTGGTAAAAAAGGTAATTAATATTTAAAAAAAACAAACAAAACAATGAGTAACAAAATTTCAGAAAACACTGAACTAACTTTAGATTTAAAAACACTATTAATAATTGTAGCTTTTGTTGTAACCGTAGTAGGTATGTGGTTTGCTCTTCAAAAAGACATAGATCTTGCTAAAGAACTTCCTAAACCAGAGGTTGGTAGAACAGAGTATGACTTAAAAGATCAATTAATCAGGGAAACTATAATGAACACGCAGGATAAGGTAGAAGAAAATAGTGACAAGCTAGATAAAATAGACGAAAAACTTTATCAGATCATTAAAAAATAAAAACCATGAAAAACATTTTAATTTTAATAGCTATATTTTTAGCTAGCAATATTTACGCACAAAAATACGTTTTATTAGAAATCAACTCTGATTGGAACTTAAGAAATTCTGCAAAAATAGATAAAGTTAATAATGTAGAATATAGAATAGCTTATTTAGAAGATCAAACACCAGCTTTTAGAAAGAAAATAAAATCAGTTCCAATAGCTATATTATATAAAGATAATAATAAAATAGGTCAATGGTCTGCTGATATAAGTTTTAAACTTGTAATTACTAAAGAAGAGATTTTAAAAGCAATAAAAGAAAATGAGTAAAATAAGCGAACATATTACTTTAGCTGAAGCGATACATTCGAATACAGCTAAAAGATGTGGTATAGATAATTTACCCAACGAAGAACAGACGAATAACATGAAAATGTTAGCTGAAAAGATATTTGAACCGCTAAGATTATGGGTTGGTGGACCAATAAAAATTAATAGCATGTTTCGTTCTGAAGAATTAAATAAAGCTATAGGAGGAGCTTCAAGCTCTCAGCATTGTAAAGGTCTTGCAATGGATATAGATGACGTCTACGGTCATAAGACTAACGCAGAGATGCATAAGTGGATATGTAGTCACTGTAATTTCGATCAAATCATATGGGAATTTGGTGATGACAAAAATCCAGCGTGGATACATGTTAGTTATATAAGCGTAGACAAAAATAGAAATAGAAAATTACTAGCTGAAAAAGAATTCGGTAAAACAATATATAAAATAATAAAATGATAGACAAACTACAAGAATTATGGAATAAGTTTTTATACAAACTAATGTTTAAAAACTACAGAGAGTGTGATAAACCTGTAAAGGTAAAAATGCCAAAACCAACTAACATGAAAGCACCAAAGTAACATGAAAAAAGGTAGATTAAAAGAAATAGTAAAAGAGCTACAAAAAGCTTCTAAAATGCACTTAAAGCAATCAGAAGAAATTGCAGAGCATATAGATGATATGAAAAGCCCAGCTAATAAACTATCTGATGAAGGTAAAAAAATGACAAGATCAAAAGATCCTAAAGTTATAAAAACAAAAGACAGTTTACACAATGTAGCTAGAAAACTTAACAAACCGTTTTATAGCGAAGAGCATAAGGTTAATGTTGATATAGAAGATGGAGTATTAAGTAACACGCCAAAAAGCGGTAATTATCCAAAAGCATGAAAACACCTTTAAATATAAAAAACGCTGCGTACGAAAAGCAAAATAGAAAAATGCGTAAAGACTATACGTCTGAAACGGGTAAAACCTTAGGGTCTAGACAAACTTCTGGAACTGGATCTCGTAGAGTTTCGTTCGCATGTAGATTCGCAGGCATGGCCGGAGCAATGAAAGATGCTAAAGGTGAACCTACTAAAAAAGCAATGGCTTTAAAAAAATGGGGTTTTGGTAGTGTAGAAGCTGCGAAAAGCTTTTGCCAATCAAACAAAGAAAAAAAATAATTATGGGCTTTAAAATAAAAAATTTTTATCAAAAAACATCTCCACTAAGACAGCAAAAAACATCTCCATTGAGACAAACTGAAGATCATAGCGGTGCAACAGAAGTAAAGAAAACATATCACGATGGATCATGGGGAACCGATGGAGAGCTAAGAGGTACGCTATGGAGTGACGGAACTTTTGTGAAAAGTGCATATACATTGAAGCTAGAAGATGCTGATGGAATGACAGCCGAACCTGTTAATGAGGCAATGACACCATATATGACTGATGAAGAAGCAGAAGCTGCGGGAATAACCGAAGGAGGAGAAGGTTTTACTGACGCGGGCGAAGGAACTGTATGGGTTTATGATACAAGAGGTAAGAGGGTCAAGAAGTTAAGTGATGAGGAACAAGAACTAGCAACAACTAAATCTAGAGATCAAATTGATAGACAGTTTTCTTGGGGAAAAGCATTAGAACCTGAAAAGTGGGTGTGGGATTTTGATACTGGAGGATATAAATTGGTGGAGGAAAAAATTGCAGGTGCTGGTGGAACTACACCCGCTACTGGAGGGGCATCAAAAGTAAATTGGTCAGAAGCTCCATCTCTTCACACACAAGAAAGAACTCAGTGGTATATAGATAATGAGTTAGTATTAGACAAAACAACACCACCACTAACAGTAGCTGAAACAGAACCAGAACCTATTGAAGAAGTAATGACTTCATCAGCGCCAAGAGCAAGAAATAATAGAAGAACAAGAAGAGGTGATAGAATTAGGGAAAGAAATAAAAAAGCAGAATTACGTAGAAAAGGTATAAAAGGAAACGCTAAAGAAGGTCTTATAGATGGATCGTTTACAATAGACGATCAAGATTTTCAAGATCCAACAGTATCATAAAAAAGGAACAAATATAACTGGGCGTACCATACCCAAAGTTCCTGTAACCGAAGAAGGGGATCACGTAAGTGGTCCCCTTTTTCATTTTATCCATCACATGCAACACAATCATCCATAGCAGTGTTTGCGATATCACCACGTAAGACTGATTCTGTCCGCATATAGTACAAAGTTTTAACTCCTTTACGCCAAGCATCCATGTGAACTTTATTAATCCATTTTGGCGTTGCTTCACTAGGAAAAGCTAAGTTTAAGCTTACGCTTTGATCTATATACTGCTGGCGGATACCAGCTTGCCTAACCAACTCTAACTGATTAAGTTCTTTAAATGTTTTAAACACTTCTTTAGCATCGTTGTCTAGTTCTTTCAAATCTTGAACTGAACCACCATCTGCTAAGATTTTGTCCCACACTTCTTTTGTATTTAACTTTTGTTTTTCAAGAATAATTTCCAAGGTTGGGTTTTTACGTATGAAAGTACCTTTTGCACTTTGCTCTGTAAAAATATTAGCAGCCCAAGGCTCAATGCCCGGTGAGACGTTTCCACTAAGTTTGCTATTGCTAACAGTAGGAGCAACAGCACGTAAGTGGGTATTACGCATACCAGTGCCAACACACCAAAGAGGTTCTCCATATACATCTGCGAGAGCCATACTAGCTCGTTCAGATTCGATTTTAATTTGACTAAATATTTTTCTTGTTTCATATTGTGATAGTAGACCTTCAAATGGTAAACCTCTTTCTTGCAAGTATGTATGCCAACCTAAAACACCTAAGCCTAAAGCTCTTCCTTTTTCTGCTGATCTTACAGAGTTTTCAAAGCCTTTTCTATATTTAGACTTTTGTATAAACTCTTCTAATACTCCGTCAAGAAACCATATCGAGTCGTATATTATGTTAGTGTTCTTCCATTCGTCATATTTAGCTAAGTTTAAACTAGATAGACAACATATAAAACTGTGGTTCTCATCTGTGTGTAATGTTATCTCACTACAAATGTTTGTCATGTGAACCTTTAAAGCATTTTGCTTGTAAGCTTGTGGATTATTTTTATTTGTATTTCCTTTAAAAAGGATATATGGTTCTCCAGTAGCTTTACGTTTTTGTAACAATTTACCCCACTTGGCCCTTGCCTCACTATCGCCACTTTCAAGTCTTCGCATAAACTTATCACCGATAACAGCGCATTGATGCAAGTTGAGCGATTGTCTATTGACATCTCCTTTAGGTTCGCGTATTTCAACCCAGTCATTAAAGTCGGGGTGTTCAATGTTAATATTAACTGATGCAGCTCCTCGTCTGACAGATCCTTGATTAGTGGCAAGAATTGTAGAATCGTATATTTTACAAAACGGCACAACACCATCACTTGTTCCATTACCTTTTATATTAGCTCCGGCAGGTCTGATTTGATTTATACCGATACCAACTCCACCGCCGTGTTTTGCAAGTAGCATCATCTCTAAGTTTTTTTGTCCTATGTCTATTATAGAATCTGCTACATCAATACCGAAGCAAGATATAGGAAGACCACGATCAGTCCCAGTATTACTAAGAACAGGGCTAGCAAGACACAACCAACCATTCCATATATACTTAAAGAAAACATCTTCAAGCTCTGGTCTATCGAGTCTGCCTGCGACTGTTTTGCAGACTCTGTTATAGGCGTCTTTAGGAGACTCGCTGCCAAATAAATATCCCCCTGAGATAGTTTTTTTGTAGACTTCAGTGTCTCCCCACTCTGGATAGTCTTTTCCTTTTTTCCATTCATTGTTCCACATTTACAGTTCTAGTTTTTTTTCTTGTTTATTTTGTTGTTCTAATTCTCTATCTTGAAGTTCTTTAACTACTTTATCCCATTCTTCTTTTCCTAAACTTACTTGAAGAGCTGATAACGTACCTTGAGTAACCACATGGTTATGTTGTACTTCTTTAATTAATTGCTGCACTATTCTAGTTAGTGCCTCTACTTTCATTTTTAATTTATTCTGTGGCATTATATCATTTTTATTAAGTGATTAATCCAAGCAGCTAAACCATTTAGGTTTAATACTACTAGGTTCCATTGTTTTCTTGACGCTGTCTGTATCATTACACAGATAAAACCTATTATAAATAGTTTAGGTTCTAGCGTCCATTGTCCTGCTATCAAAAAACCTGCACCGAAGTAACCAATACGCGATGCAAACTTTTGATATGATGTTAACTTATTTGTATAAGCTAAAAGCTTTAATAGCTTTCTTCGCGTTACCATATGTCTTCAAAATCTTCTCCTTCATTTGCTTTACTATAGTCTGTTGGCCTAACTGCGAAAAAATCAGTGTGGGTGTGACCCCCAGTAAGATGAAAGAACCAATCCAAATTACTCGCTGCCTCTTTGTCATAGTGGAAAAATCTTCTTTTATCTGAGTAACCAAGTTCATTAAGTTTTTCATTTGATCTTTTTCTTATAAATTGTTTTAGGTCATAAGCTTTCATACCTTCGATATCACCCATTTCGAACATCTTGTCTATATACTTTTCTTCTAGTTCTACCATGGTTTTAGCAGCGGTATAAATATCTTCTTTACAAGCATCTAATAAGCTATTGTCTTCTTCACACATATGTCTAAACAACTGACAACCCATTTTGCTATGCAATGATTCATCTCTTACAGACCATTTCATTTGCTGCCCGATTCCTTTAAGTAGATTACGTAACTGAAAAGAATAAAGTACAGCGAAGGCACTATATAAGCTAACGCCTTCTGCAAAAGCAGAGAAGATAGCAAGGGAGGTTCCGATACCCACAGCATTGTTGCCATCATAAGCAACCAAGTTATCAAAACGATCGGCTGTCGCAGGTTCGTGTAAAAACGCTTCATAGTCTTCTAGTTTTAAGGTTTCATTTAAATAGCTATAAGCTACAGCATGTACAGTTTCTTGTGAGCCAAACATCATGGCCATTTGTTGTATCTCATGTTTAGGAAACCAACCAACAACTTTTTGTGTCCAGTAATCACTTACCGCACATTCAGTTTGAGCAAAGCCTAGTAGTATATTACCTACTAAGCTTTTTTCTTCTTCTGTTAGTTTTTCATTCCAGTCTTTAACATCTCCTGACATAGGTATTTCAGTATGTAACCAAAATGCCTGCGCTTGTTTTAACCAACCTTCTGTGTAGTAATCAGGATACTCAAAAGGTTTATACGGTATTCTTAAATCAAATAATCCCATTAGTTATGTATTTCTAAAGATACGTCAACAAAAGGTATGTAAAAAACATAAGCTGTTTGATCTGGTTCTTCATAGGTTCTTATACCAAAAACTATACCTGGGTAAAACCCCACGCTTAGTGTCCAGTTCTTTTTTATTTCTTTATCCATATACTTTTATTTTATATTTATCTTGTTGTTCTACTAGCTCTTTATACTTAACGCGTCCTCTCATTTCAAAACTCCATTTCCACCATTTATCTATTTGACGTTCTCTGTATTTACATCGTGCTAAGTGTTTTGCCTCTGCAGGATTAATCCTATTGTTTCGTCGCATTCTTTTTGATTTTGTGGTTTATATAAGGTCCATTCTATTGGCTTTTGTGTTATCATATTGTATTTAACTAAAAGACTCTTAAACAGCTTCCATCTAATTGGAAAAGACTCATTAGCTCTACCTTTTGTTTCTATAATAAAGTCTTTGCCAATAAAATCAGGAGTATATTTAATGTTAAGTATTTTTTTATTACCTCTATTTCTATATTCTCCTTTGCCGTTACTTTGTCGTTCAAAACTAGCAAATACATTTTCAAACGATGGCACTAGTTCAAATGTTCTACCTTCGTAATCAGCTTTAATTTTAGCTTTTTTTAAGGCTATGTACATATATTTTTCTAGGCCTGAAGCAAACTTGATACCATCATGTGTTACTTTTTTAGACTGTACAGGACCTTTTTTACGTTTAAAAGATCGTTTCATCATAGATGTTTATATTGTTTATGTTTTCATTAACTTTTCTAGCTTTTGCGTATAAAGCTTCTTCAATCTCATCTTTTAGACAATGTCTAGCTGACTCAAGATATAGTATTGCATCCATTAATTCTTCTTGTACATCAACAATAAATCTACCTAGATCTTTCTTTTGACCTTCAATCTCTTGCATCATAGTAGCGCCATACTTTTCTTGGCCTATAATACTACGTTGATCCATTTTCTTTAATACTGATAATACAATTTCATCTTTAGTTTCTATCTGCATCTTAGTTATCTTTTACAAATGTTCCATTAATCATTTTACCTGTTCTTGTTGCTATAACTTTATAAGCTTCGTCAATACAATATTCTATATCGTATCCTTGTAAGTGAGCTAAGTTTGTAAGCACTACAACCATATCACCTATTGCATCTACAATTTCTGGCTGATCGTTTTTAAGTAATGCTTTAGCTAGTTCTCCAGCTTCTTCTTGTAATTTAACATATTGTGTATGTGAATTACCTTTTTCATATAAACCTCTTGTTGCTGCCCAGTTTCTTATAAGATCAAATCTTTCAGAAGTTTTAGTCTTAATAGGATTATGTTCAAGATTAAAATAAGCTTCGTAAAAAGCTTTATTATAGACATAACTTCTCTCGGTATCAAACATAGAGGTTTTAGCATTTGCCATTATCCATTGGATGTTTTCTTTTGTAACCGTAAAGTTACCATGGCTTGTTTTCCATGTTAAACCTAAGTTATCCATCAGTTGTCCTTTAAGTTTATTCTTAGGACAAGGGAAAGTTGAGGTCTGCTCTGTAGCGTTTATTTTCATTTTATTAAATTTTAGATTTTTATATTTTTTTAAATCAACCTTATAGCCATAAGACTTTTGAAGCTCTATTTCACGGTCTGATATATAATCTATATCGTCTGACTGTTCAAGAACTTCATACTCTGTCTCCTTATAGCCTTGAATAAGGGTTACTCTGTGGTTAAGATTACGTGTAACGCCAATCTTTTTACCTGGTATGTGGTATAAATAGTACATATTTTTAAAGTTTATTGTTATATAAATGTAGGTTATGTGCAAAGTGATAATACGTGCCAATTTCAATAGACAATCTCTTAGCAACCAACTGCTGTAACATTGAGAATTGATACTGATCATTACAAAAACCGTACCAGATGTCATTAGAACGCATTAGAACAGACATGTTAAGTTTGTTGTCTAATATTGTGAACTGAACTGCATACGTACAGGGTGTATCTTTCTTGTATGATGACCATTCTTTAGCGTCATATATACTTATCGCTGCGTGTCTAGTATTTTTGTTCTGTCTAAGCTTAGCACATACATAATCAATTTGATTATTACGTTGCCATTGATAACCATAATTGGAATTAACATTACGATCACTGTCTGCCATCTTTTCCCATATAGGTGGTATCTTACCGTATATCTCTCCTAGCTTATCTATACTACGATCGCCTGACTTATACCATTCCCATTCAGCTTCAGCATATTCTAAGCTCCAGTTACGTTCTTTATTTGTAATGTGGTTATCCATAGGGTTTGCTATTGTAAATCCTATATTGAATAATGCTTTTGTATCATCAAAATCTACACCGTCAATTAATATTCTATTAAGTTGATAAGCGTAAGCTTGATCTGCGTTTTTAAATAGTGTTCTTGCCATATTTGTTGTAATAATATTTGTAATAATTAAATATTTGCTCCCATAAGTCTTTCTTAGTGTAAACTTGTGGGGATCTATTTTTTCTGTTTTTTATGTGTATATCAATATACCATTCGTAAGTACTAAAAGCTGTTGGCGATATTTTAATTTCATTATTAATGCACCATCGCATATGCTTAAAGTCTTGAGCCGTGGGTTGATATTGTCCCATGTTAATCTTTCTTACTCCCAAGGCATAACCTCGTTTTCATTAACTGCGCTTTCATGAGGTATAAAGCAACCAGATCTTGGTTCCCATTTAAAATGAGCTTCAGCACCGTTTTCACCTAGGTTCTGAAACTTAACTTTTAAAACCTTAGCCTTAACAGTTTTGTTTTCGTAGTCTCTGTGAACTAGTATACCGTGGTAACTAGCATCATACCATTCGCCGCCACCTTTTATATTATACATAGTTGGCTCTTCCATTTTACCATCTTTATCTTTGTACATTTTAGTTGGGTGAGCAACTACAAACACTAGAACGTCATACTTCTTAGCAAAGATCTCTATCTTCGTCAGATACTCCATCGTATATCTATTTACATCTTCTGTTTTACAGTCGACGTCTCGAACCTTGT